ACGCTTTACCACCATTCAAAAAAAGTGCAGGAGTTATTACTCCTGCACTAACAAGTTATTTCAAGTTAAACAGGATGCGTTGTGCTTCCTTCTTGAGTTCTTCGCTACCACAACCATCTGCCCAAACTTTCAACACGCCAATAACCTTGTCTTCATGTCCTTGAGCATGTTTTTCCAAATAAGCATGCGCCAATGGTGCTTCACCTTCACGATATGCCATTATCAGGCCTTGCATTACATCCCACTCGGTTTGCGGTTCTTCCAAGCGTTTCTTAGCACGTTCTTCCGGCATTGCAAGACGCAGTTTATTGGTTTTACGGACTACAGGTGCAAAATAGCCTTCAAATTCTTCATTTCTGCTTGTTTTTGCTGTACGTTCGTCATTGATGCCTAAGGATTGATTATCAACTACGTATCCGGCAGTTTTATTAACTAGACTGATATTCAGGGATCTAGACAAGCTGAGGGCATCATCATAAGAGAAGATGCTCATGCCATAAATGCCAAACAGCGTCAAGGCGATGCCTGCTTCTGCATTAACATCTTCAACGGATAATCTGCCACTGGTCAATCTAGTAAGCTGATATTGAGCAACTACGGTACTAGCTTCACGCATGGCTGCAATAGGCGTTACCTGTTGATCGCCATCCATTACAGGCCAGTTTTCGGACAAAACCTTCAAGGCACTGCCATAGCTGGCAACCATTTCATCCACGGGGTTCAAGTGTAAAGGCTCAAATTCCTTCAAGCTATCCCTAACAGCTTTACGCAGCTTGGGCAGGACGCCACTATTACCAAAGCCTTTCCAAATAGCAGCAGGTTTATCCTCTAAAGAACGCTTACGGCAAGCGATGAAAATAGAGCTTGCTGCAGCAGCCATATCTTTTTGATGCAAAGACGCACTAGATTCAGAATCAACAGGGAAGGCCGCAGTTATAATCCAACCATTTACAATTAAAGCTTTGGTCAATGTTTCCCATGCTTCCTGCGTTTTATGAGTGAACATCATAGTCATAATGCCATCATCTTTAATTACACGACGACATTCAGCAAATATCTCACTCATGCGTTCTTCGTAAACTTTATCTGCTTCTTTCGCAGAACCATCTCTTACAGGATTAGCTACTGCTTCATCATCTTTATTCGTTAACCGACGACTAAACCAATCAGGATAAATATCTCTAAAGGTTCGTTTCTGCCATACATAAAAATAGTCTGAGAGCTCTGCATACTGAACATTGTTATAGTATGGAGGATCCAAGCAAATTACATCCACTGAGTTAGATTTTAAGTCTAGACTAGACGCAGACCCATTAATTATTTTTATATTTGTATTTCGATCATCACACAATAATTCACACAAGCCTGTATAAGCATCTAATACTTGGTTTTTCCCCCATACTAAGCCACTATTTATTCCTGAATATATCATTTCAGTAAAAGACCACTTCAATGAAAAATCATGTCTGCCAAATGTACCTATCGCCACACCTCTTGAATAGTGCCATCTAGTTTGTCTGCTATTATAGTCGATGCCTTTATCAAGCATGTATTGCAAATAGTGAGCCACTGCATGGCCTTTTTCTTCGCCAAGTTCTTGCTCCAGTTTGGGGATTAGATCCTGCAATGTTTCCATGCCCGTCAAGTGTGCCAATAGCTGACGAGGAGTAAACATGTCACACCATCTATACGAACCATACATCTGAGGACGAGCATCATTACCTTCAGGAACACGCTCAGTAGGAATCAAGTTCATATCTTCCCAGCGTTCCCAATTATCTTTTAAAGCCTGCTCTGCGCGTTCTAAGGCAGCAAAATCAGCCTCTACCGGTTAGCGGAAGTACAATTCTTCCGCCATCTTAACCTGACCTTTTAAATGACCTGTTTTGATAACCATCGTTTTCCCTTGTTTATCAAGTTTTGGAACCAGTCTTTTAGCAACTACGCAATACAAATCATCAGACCAAGTGCCATATTCAGAAACGCCCTGGGCCTGTCGTTTAATTTCTTCCGAATCTATAATTTGCCCACAGTGCAAGCAGGTACCAACTCCGCGTTTTACACTGCCGTCTTCCGGATTTTCACCATTGGGTCCCTTGCCTTTAACCAAGCGCACAGGTTCAAAATGGACTTTTCTATGTCCTTTCACGCCATCAATACGCGGAATAACCATCCAGCCATCTGCTTTTTTCTGCAAGGCGTAAGCATTCAATAAAGGAGCGCGCTCGCCACAATGGGGACATGTAACAGTACGGTGATATAATAATCCCTGAATATCAATTTCCCCATCTTCAAAATGATAGTAGTTTTCCAATTTCTTATTTACAGTACTTTCTAAAAGACTACCATACTTACTGATATGCTCGATTAATTCTTTACCATAAACAGCAGGATATTCCAATGTAGCTTTCTCAATAGCACTAGCAACCGGATTTAAATCATTTGCTATAACGTTGCATCCAAGTCTTAATGCTTCAAAAGGAATCGATCCACCACCTGCTGTGCAATCAAGTACTGTAAAATCATTATATTTAGCATTAATAGGGCTTTGATAAGCTCTGCCATACCCATATAAATCTTCTGGATCTATTTTTATTTCATGCCCAAAAATCTCTTTTACACTAGAGCTTGCTGCAACATCAATTCTATTGTTAACCTCCACAGGATCCGCAACAACAGTTTCGACCTTAAAGCTGGTCTTACCAAAAAGCCACTCCTCGCTTAAATGCTGGTTTTCATCCAACCACCTTTCTATCAAAGTAGAAGTTCTATAAACTGGATCAGCCTGACACAGCTTACCTAACGCTTCTCTTACTGCCCTTCTGCGTTCATTCTCTTTAGCAAGAGCAGTATCAAATTTTTCGGAGTAAGGAATGTATTCCCCGTATCCATCGTTACGAATCAATTCCAAGTTTTTCCCAACCAAGGTCCATCTACGACTATTGATTACAACTTGTTTTTTTACAATACCTAAATTGCGCAGAAAATCATTCGGATTTACATCTGCAGGAAGGATGCTTCCCAAGACAGCAGCACGACTAGGAGTTAAAGGTCTACGAGCCCACCAAACGTGTAGAAAATATAAAGGAGGAAGAGCTGAACTAGCTCCACGCTCTCTTTGTGTTTCTGCACCAACTTGTCCGCAAGGAAATTTTCCTTCTATAAGCCTTTTTTCATACATCATCTTATCTCCTCAGCTTTTCTAGCAAGTCATCATACTTTACTTTTTGGTCAGTAGGCCCGGCAAGCATGGTACGCATGCCTATAACAGACCAATTCATGGCTTTTTTGCCGTATACAGGAATAGTTGCTTTGCCAAACCAATAGAATGCTTCTTCTGCAGAAAAGCGCTCTATACGCCAACCAAGCAGCTCTATCTTAGGCTCTATTTGCACAGAAGCAGTAAGAATAGCAATTAAAGCCATCTTTGTTCCAGCTTCCCTGTTCAATGGAACATCCCCTCTATATGCAATATCAGACGAAATCAAAGCCTGCAGCCCTAAAGGATTTCCCAAGGAGTCCAATACGCCGCTCAAGATATAACGAATAGGCTCCTTACAGGAGCGCACCTTACTCCAAGCTATTTCGCCCCACTTATGCCATACAGTCTGCCCGTTATCGTCCTTTTGGCGCTCTTGCAGTACTAATACCACACCATCGCCATTTTCTTTGACCTGCATAATCCAGGGAGCAACTTCCATTAAGTTGGTCATGTTTCGCAACATGTCTAGATATTTTTCATTTGTTACGTCCATTTCAACACTCCCTATTGCAATGTTTTAATGGCTTCAGCAAATTCGCAGCCATCTTGCGGATCTTTAATTTCCACATCAACACCGGTTTTACCACTAACCTTCAGCTTGTTCTTTACGTCATTCAAAAGCTCGTCAAGAATTTTAAAATCTTGCGCAGTAGCATTGGCAAGAGCGATGCGCATAGTTCCACCGCTAGGAAGTCTTAAATCATACAAATCAAGTGAATCAACCTCGCTCTTAGATTTACCACGTCGATAACTACTGCCTAAAGAGCCAAGCAGTTCTACTACTTTTTGTACTTTATTGTCGCCGTCACTACCTTGAACATGCACACCTCTAGCAGGATTAGTAAACCATCCTCTTTGAGACTGCTCACTTCTGCTGATAAGAACATCCGTGCCTTCAATAGGATGACCGGGAACATTATACCCTTCGAAACAATCTTCCTCTTTAGGTCTATCTACCTGGTCTACCTTGCCTCTATAAATGGCATAACCCTTATTGGTGGCCAAATCCTGTACGCCATCATAAATCTGCGTATCTTCCGCTTTTGCTAAGCTCAATTTGACTTGCTTAACAATATCATCTACAGCAACAGCGCCATTATTGGCTAACAGCTTACTAATGGCCTCTTTAACCTTCTCTGGAGAAGGCTTATCTACATCAAGCCAACCACTTTTTTTAGCAAAATCAACTGTTGTTGCTTTATATTCAAGATTAATAATATCTAGATTCATCGGCACAGGCTTATCAGAGAAATAAATCTCCGTAGGACGAGCTTGAGTAGGATCGCTCCACTTCTTATAAATTGCCCACAGCCCAGATTCTACACCTTCGCGAAGCATGCTATCTAATATGCTCTTATTAGCTAATACCGGCCAATTACCGATGCTATAGAAATTATCTAGAATATACTTACATTCAACGGTTTTAGCTGTTTTAAAGATATAGTTATCAGAAAGATCTCTGAGAATAGCAGTACCATACTTATCTGTTTTTTGTAGAATCAGCTCGTTGTCATCAACAAGTTTTTTCTGAATCAAAGTCAAAGTGCTTTCGCCAGAACCAGTCTTAATTTCTCTGCGCACAATACCATCAACGCTATAGTAAACGAAATTAGTATACAGATTGGCAACAGCAATAGCCAATTCTTGCGGTCTACTGCTTTGACGGTTACGAAAATCAGGATCTTGCAGTTTAGAAGAGCTAATGCCATACTCTTCAGGATTATCCTGCAGAATATTAATTGCTAAAACTTGACGAGCCAAATCTTCTACTCTTTCTTTTTCCTTTTCGTCATTGTGGTTATTAGCAAATTCATCAAAAAGATCTACATTCTCATACTCAGACTGAGATAAGCCCTGCAGTTTGATAGTCTTAGGAACAAGCAGCATCAGCAAATTCTTTCTTGTGCGGAACTGCCCTCCAGCCTTAAATTTATAGAAGTTTTCTACATTAAGCGTGCCTTCTACCTCTAGGCTAACTACACCTACAACAGGTTTCTCATAATCATCCCTAATGTCATCGGGTTTCGTTACATTATGCTCTACAGCAAAAATGCCTGCATTAGTAACTAAGTTATTGGCAACACTTTTCAGCTTACCAAGAACCTTGCTGTATTCTATAGTTCCACGAATACGCGCTAAGACACTATTGATTGTAGGCTCAAGATGTGCAAAATATTTGCCATGTTCGCAACGGAGGTAATACGCTACATCGGTAATCTTCTCCAGTGCCATACGTACTTGGGAAGGAAGCAGTTCCGGCGTGGCAGTTTGGAAAATAGCATCCTGTTCAGACACGCCAAATACGTTAGAGCTTAAACCTTGGGATCTACCAACTAAGCTATTTAGGAAAACTACTTTCCATGTATTTTCAAACATGGCTATTCCATCCGGATGAGGGTTGTTTTCATCTTCATATTGAGCATTGCTTTTGCCGCCCTTAATATGGCTTTCCGTTTCCACAGAACCAACATCTGCAGTCAGCACTTGTTTTAAATCACTGCTACCGGTTCTGCCCAAGATTTCATCAACGATGCTCGCATTATGCAAATCTATATCACTAACATGAATCAGCAAAATATTCTTTTGAGCTTTCCAAATGCTACGTACCGCCATGGCAAGAGTACGCAAAACGCCACGAGTGCCTTGGAAGTTTTCTGCTAAAGCAAGCTTGTTATTGAGGAAATCAATCAAAGTCGGATGGAACGGATAGTATTGCACCATACGATCTTCAAAATTCATGCTTGTTGCTTCTTGAGGCAGCATGCCTTTGTTTTTAGTATATGTATCCTTATATGCTTTGGCTACTTCTTTAGCGTTATCAATATCAACACTTTCAAATAGACGCTTAGCTAGCACCGCAGAAATTTCATTTGCTTGTACAGGAGTAACTGCACTGGCATCACGCATTACAACACTTTTAAGATTTTTTGTTGCAGTAGCAGTAACGCCCATAACATCATCTTGGGTCAATCGTTTACTCGTCATAGTATTAAGGACTTTACCAATCTTTTCTGTTTCCTTAGCGAAAGCGTCAACACTACCGGCAAGTGTTACTACAATAGCTATACCAGGTCTGTTGCGAACATAGGTATTCAACGTCATTAGGAATGCAGCAAGCTGGTCGCTAGAATTATTAAGCACCTCTAATCTGGAGGCATATTGAGCCAACTCATCAAACACAATCAAAAGTTTTCTGTTGCCTAAAACCGTCTCAAAATAATCACTGCCAGGTGCAGAATAGCTTTCAGCATCCTTTTTTACTACGTTATAAAGTTCCTGCCCACCAATTTGCAAAGCCATTTCGCCCCAAAGGGTATATGGAACAACCTTACCTGCAATAGTTTGGCTAGTCTTAATCTCATCACCAGCAATACCAACAACAGTAACAGTACCAGGATCAGGCAGATACTGGCTATCAATAATATTGCTAACTACTCCCGCAATGTCTTTGCCCCTATTAGCAATATGCACGCATGCAATTAATGTATGGGTTTTACCACCACCAAAAGCGGTCTCCAAGCGTTGAATAGAGGGAGCAGTTGTATCACCTGCTATACGACGAAAAATATTGTTTACAGTACTTCTTAAGCCATCAGTAACATAAGTGGCATCTCTAAAAAAAGTTTCTGCATTGGTATAAACGCTGTCCAAAGAACTACTCCCATTACGGTAATAGTTTACAACAGGTCCCAAAGTCGCTGTGAAAACTTCGGGATTAAATGTACCTTCAACAATGCTTTTTCTAGGTACGCAAGACGCAATAACATTTTTCATAAAGAGCTTCCTCCCCACAACAGATTATTTTTAGAAGAGTTTAATGATTCCTTGTATTCGTTGAGCAATCTATAAAAAGTCGTCCTAGACAGCTTCTCATCCTTCATAAATTGAGTAGCTGTATAAGCCTTGGGATCAGCGGCCCACTTCTCATAATTTTTCTTAAAAGTCTTAGAAATTTTTATTTTAGGTCTTCCAACCGGCAGTCCGGCAGATCGCCTTGCCTCATAAGATTCCTTTTGGCGTTCAAGCATACACTCCCGTTCAAATTCATAAAGACAGGCGAAAACGCCAAGCATTAACTTTCCCTGCGGAGTAGTAGTATCAAAATTTTCTTTGAGAGAAACAAGCTTAACCGATTTACTTTTTAGTCTTTCCACTATATCCAGCAAATCTCTGGTATTCCTTGCCAATCGCGAGAAAGATTCAATGTAAAGCACATCTCCTTCGCGAACCCAATCCATCATTTGCTTAAACACTTCTCGGTCCATGTTTTTGCCAGAAATTTTTTCCTCAAATACCTTGTCAATTTTTATATTCCGCTCGGAAAACAGATACTTCTGCCTTCCAAGATCTTGCTGCTGACTCGACACACGAATATACGCAACATTAGCCATATGATACCTCCACTCCTGGCATCTAACCCGTTTCTAATTAATCTTATTATAGCATCTTGTTTCAAAAACACCAAAACAATTTTTAAACACTTCAAAAATCTCATTACCTATATTACCGAACACTACATTAGTACCGTTTAAAAAGTATGCTTATGGGATAAATCCTACGCACTAAATAATGAGTATATGAAATGATTAACCTGCGTTTTTTAGCCCATTCCGAGCTAAAAATTCAGCTTTTTTCAAAACGTAGCGTCCATTGTGGTATTATCCCCATCGGACTCACTTAAATTAAAAAATTTGCCAATTTTAGCATGTTATAAATTTCAGCAACAGCACTAACCGAGTACAATACAAACAAATCACTTCTTCCATTTTTTGGGCGACAACACCACCAACAATGACTATTTGCTTTTGCTGTTGTTTTGTTTATAACTCTTGTTATAGTTGTTGTTATTGTTGTATATATCCCGACACATTTCCGACGTTATATTTTCTGTGTCGTACTGTACGCCGACATATTGTCGACAATACTTTTCCTTCTGTCGTACTGTATCTCGACGCAAAAGCCACCCTCCACTACGTAGGTAAAGAGGGTGGTCAAAATATAATATTACTGCCTATACTTGGGTAATTTGTCCACTACCATTGCAAATAGGGCACATACACATAGATCCGTCATCCCTGTCTGCATCCAGTACTACTCCCTGCCCATTACAATTAGGGCAGGTAATATTTTTGGCGCGAGGTGCTGTTAATTGTGCCTTATTAGCGCGCAATGCAGCCACAAGCGCACCCGGTTTGTTGTTGATGTTGGTCGCCCCATCGATGCTACGATACACATCATTGATCTGCTGTACCGTAGCCCAAGCTGCAATCTCGTCTACCACTTTTCCCATGACCCCAATCTCTGCTAACCTAGCACTAGCCATCTTTTTTTGATGCCCCGTCTCTGATTTTGCTTTAAAATTTTTGACAACGTCCGCCAATGGTCCACTATTATTGCCATTGTCGACATTGTCGTCACTAGCACCGACATCATTATTATCTTTGTCGCCACGATTGCCGACACTATCACTAGTATTGTCTTTATTACTGTAGACATTACCATTGATATTGTCTCCATTTTTACCCTTATATTCCGCACGCATGCGATCCAAACGTTTTTGTATTGCAAAATTCGTGTCTACCCCAACATACGGCTCAATAGCGCTAATATACATCTTATCATCAGTTATTTGTATCAACATTCTCCTTTTTTTGAGCACATCAATTACTTCTCTAATTAACTCTGGATCCTCCTGTATTTCCCATTCTAACTGGTTTTCCAGTGGCGCATCGATTTCTTTATAATACGTTATAATCCCCAGATCCGTTACATAACGAACTAATAGATGCAAATATACTCTAAACAGATCTGCTCCATTAGGTTTACTCCTAAGCATCATTACAATCGGATCAACAAAAAAATCTTTCTTCAACATTATATAGTAAAATATTTTCTTCTTGGCCATTTTGCTTCTCCTTTTACGCAAAATGTGGTATAATTATATTGTAAGTGTATACCACTAATTTAAGTAAGTACTGTTGCTGCAGTGCTTACTTTTTTTATTTTATGGTTTTTTCGATTGCCTCAACGGCTGTCCGTTGCATATCCGGTAGCACGTGTGCATACACGTCTAATGTTATTTGTACGCTAGCGTGCCCTAAGCGCTCGGATACCACTTTAGGATTAACTCCAGCCTGCAAGAGCAATGTAGCGTGAGTATGGCGTAGCGAATGGAAAGTAAAACCATCAGGTATATCCGCAGCAGCGCACAGTTTGCTCCAACAACTCCGCCGGAAATTGCTCACTCGGATAGCACTACCTACGGACGTAGCAAATACAAGCATATCCTTGTTATGATAATAATCACCAACATCATTAGCATACGTTGCCTGATAATCTTGCCAATATGTTAGTTTTGCGATACACCTCCTAGTGAGCGATATTTTGCGTATGGAGTTAGCTGTTTTGGGCGTATCTATCACAATGCTGCTCCCACTCTCTGACAGATTGTGCCGTACAAATATGCTGCCGTCATCCAAATTGACATCATCCCACTGTAGGCCATATACCTCACCGTAACGCATACCGGTCTCTGCGGCTAAAATAATCGCTATGGCAAAACATTGAGCAAGATAATCATGTGCTTGTGTCCAATGACTCAGCAAATATGGCGTATCTTTTAAGTATGCTCCCTTCTCCGCAATTTGCAAAAAATTGCTTAACTGCTCTGCTGTCAACACCACTATAGCTCTTTTGTTGTTACGCATACGTTTTGTCTGTTTTGCTGGATTCCGGCTTAAGAGACCAGCTCTTACCGCTGCCTCCAGGCAGGCTGTTAACGTAATCCTGATACCATTAATGCTACTATTAGACAGCATTTTACCTGATTTTCCAGGAGTTTTGCTCGTAACATTCAAAAAATCCTGGATAATAATCATAGATAGATCTACAATCTTCGTTTTGCCTAAGCCAGGTATAATATAATTTTCGCAAAACCTATGATAATATTCTATCGTTTTGGGTTTCAGTGCAAGTGCAGTACTCTGCTCCCATTTATTTACCCATTGCGCAACTGTGATTCGTTGATTTCCAGACAATCCATTGGTTAATTCGTAGTTGTCCTGATACTGTCTTACTTTTTTGATAAGATCGGCTCTTTTGGACGCCGTTAATGTTATCCTCCTATGCGTACCATCTGCATCTACAATACGCCGTCGCCATATCCATCGTTTTCGGTGCTCATCGTAGTAATACGATCCCTCGCCATTGCCACCACGCGACCCAGCCATTAGTTAACCTCTTGCGGAGCGTGCGTTGCAATAGCAATTTCTTGGTCCACCCACCAGCGAGGGACAAATACTCGTTTCATTAGCCTGCGAGACGGGATATCCCCGCTATTGATCATGTTATGCAACGTAGACTTGCTTACACCATTTGCATAGATGAGCTTACGCACTTCATCAATCGTGTAGTACAATTTTTGATCATTCATGGTTTTTTCCTCCTTTTTGTGATATAATGAAACAAATTCGCAGAAAGGATTTACGGTATCCTTACGGTACAAATGCATCAGTAAAACGCATTCGTTTTATATACCTTTGTTGATTTACCATCATCTTAGTTGAATTTATTTCAACCTTATTGTACCATAAGGTTTCGTTTCGTGCAAGTAGTCTATGCAAAATATTTTTATTTTTTCTGCCCGCCTAAAACATATTCGTGAATCATACAAAATTGCATCTAAAGAATTGGCATTCGCTATTAATGTTAGCAATAAGGCATCTGTATCGAAATGGGAAAAAGGCAATAATTGGCCACAGATTGATATGTTGCTTAATATGTCAAAATTCTTTGGTGTCACACTTGATTGGCTCACCGGTAATGCAGATAGTCCTCTATCAGATAGCTTACTTTCTAAACTTGAAGCCTCTATGATAGCATGTGATCAATCAGGTGCAGGTGTATTCGAATTCTACAACGGAGATTCCAATGATAAACACACCATATCTTTACCTGATAAGTATGCTTTAGATAGTTCTAGAAAGTCACTATACTCTTTAGAAGAAAGGGCTACAATAGTATTTTACTATTCCCTCTTTATGCTGTCTCAAATCCATGCTCCTTACGAAGACGATCCACGTAAGTCCACATTCAAAGCGTATCCTTATTTTAGATTAAAAAATGATATGCTTAACTTACTTGGCCAATCATCAAAGGCCCCCAAGCCAATAGACTTTGAATATATCACGAGCCAAGCATACGAGTATGCTCGCGTTCTAGAATCAATAGCAAAATAATATATACAAAAGAGGCTGGGATAAAACTCTAAACTCTGTACTAAAGCCCACAACATATTGAAAATAGTATAAACAAATTTCAATATATTGCACCGAGCTTTGATAGCAGAGTGGTTTTATCCCAGCCTCTTTATTCTTTTTCATAAAAGGGCTCCCAAATGGGCTACCTAAGCATACAAAAAGCCCCCAAACTTGCGTCTGGGGGCGGGTTTTACTGGAGCTACTGACGGGATTTGAACCTGCGACCTACTGATTACGAATGTGTAATCGCATATTTCTTCACCTGTTCGCAAGGCTTTATACTGCCAATACTAGCGGAAATCTTCCTATTATATAGGCTTGCCGAAACATCCCAAAATATACCCTAAAAAACAAGTATCTGTTCCCGCTTTGTTCCCGAGATTTTCTGCCCTGCGGCCTCCAACCAGGCCGCTTTTCTTTTACCATGAATACGTTGCCCACACTGCAGGCTGTTTTTCTGTCCAATCATAGTCCACACGCACTCCGATATATTTCCCCTTTTGGCTTACTCTTTTCTTTACTTCCAGCGATACGCCTTCTGCTTTTTTGTCACGGCCAACCTTTACACCAACAGTACGCAACACCTTCGGGGCGGCGTAAATATTATACTGCTTCAGCTCTACGGGCGTGCCTGCTGGCTTGCTCATATCTCCGACTATAACCGCCTTATCCGCTTTTCTGAAAGAGCGTTCTCTTTCTGCGACTTTATCCACATTTTCCATGCTTGTCGAAATTGTCTTATCATAGTGGACTTTTTCAACCTGCTTTGCTATGGACTTTTTTTGTCCCTCTGAAAGTTGTACGCTATCCTCTACTTTTTGCCCCGTTTTAATTTTAATAATATCGCTATTCTGCTGTTTGCAGTGCCTGTGGATAACCGCCAAGAATCCTATAGCTACTATGATTACAAGGATTATTATTTTTTTGCTGTTTATATTATTCATGCTAAATTCTCCCAATAGTTTAACGCTTTTTCTATAGGCCTATAATTTCGCTTTAGAGGCACGTAGGCAGGCGGTAGGCACTACATACGTGCTCCATGAACAATTACACCTAAAACAGAAAAAGTCTCAGTGAGCAGGGTGTCCACTGAGACCGTTTTTGTGATTTTTTTCACGCTAAAATCAAGCATTGTTGCAAAAACAAGTTTGCGATTAGGCTTGCCTTTACTCCGTCAAAAAATCGGTGACGCCTCTTGCAACAGCCGCCGCAAAATCTCTTTTTTGGTCAATGAGTTTTTCGCAATCTGCGTCATTGCTGATGAAGGCGAGCTCTACCAAAACGGCAGGCATTGTAGTATTTCGCAGTACAATCAACCTCGGGCCAACCTTTACACCTCTGTCGGATGTTCCTAAGGAGTGCACAATTTGAGATTGGATACACGCTGCCAATCTGTCCGACTTGCTCCAATGGCTGAACACAAAGCACTCTGTTCCGTTGGCCTGCTCCGACGCTGCAGCATTGCAATGCAGACTTACGAACACATCTGCAGGCCAGTTGTTGGCTGATGCACATACGTTAGGATAGTTTGGATTTTCTCCAGCCAAATTATCGGACTGCAAAAGCTCAACTTCACAACCTGCTTTACGCAAATAATCTGCTACCATGTCGCCCACCTCTTTAACGATGGCGGCTTCTGTAACTCCATACGAATAATTTACTGCGCCGCTGTCCACACCGGGGCAGTGGCCAGGATTCAAAAACACTTTAGCCATTTTCCCTATCTCCTATCTTCATGCCTTCTTTATCTCCGATCTTCACGCCACGCATCTCGACATATTTATTGCCAAGTTGCGCAATGATGTATCCAACGCAACCAACGCTGAAGGCCTCATAGTTGCCCCAGGTGCGTCCAATTACTGCAAGATATACGCTAACACCTATGAACGCCAAAAACGTTCCTACGGCGCAGACACGGCCTATAGACAGGGCTGTGTCATCTTTCTTGAACATATTTATCAGTTTCTCCATGGCTTTTACTCCCTTCAATTATTATGCCTCACAGGACAATTTATGCATCTCGCTTCCAGATTGTCCATGCGTCTTTCCAACTTGCCAGTATTCACAAACAACGTATGCAGCTGCTCTTTATTCCCGGCAAGTTCTTCGTTGTTCTCGGCTACCTCTTGGCACAGCTTTTCCACAGCGCCTGCCAACTTGTCGACGCTGAGTTGCATCGAACGCATCTGCTCTTGTGCAGGTGCATTACTTTTCACTAGCGGTAAAATTATCCACGTCAAGAAAAACGCCATCAATCCGCTAATTATTCCTAGCTCTTGTAATGTCATTCTGTGCCCTCCAATAAATTTAGAACTCTACTTTTATAGCTTCTAGCTCTGCAGCTGTTGCACATCTCTCGACCTGCGCCTTGGCGGCTCTATACGCTGTGTGCAATTTATTGCTACGTGCAGCCACGGCAGCGATAATCATGCGCAGGTCCTGAGCCGTAACCACCGCATCCTCATTGTCTGCCGTGGTCCACTCTATTGTGGCTCCTTCGCCTTGCAGTTCCAGTGCGATAATAGCTGCGCTGATTCTATCCCTCGCCTTGCTATCGTAATCATAAGCATGTTCGCCATATTTAATTGGCTCTACCTCTGCCGTGTCTCTTTGATATTTTAGCTCCGAAATCTTACGCTGCTTAATTACCTCTAACGGCTCTTCCGTATGGGTAATGGTTACGCCCAGCATTTCCAATTCTGCATCCGGCAAAGACAGAGGGATGAAAATACCTTCTTTGCCTAAGGCTTCAGACAATTCATAAACATTAGCGTAAGTTTTATCTTTATGTTTATAGGTTGTGTTCAAAATTAATCACCTCTAATTAAAAATCAGCTCAACAATGTATTTTTTACCGACGTTACCGGCCACAAAAAACCTTGACACGTCAGCTGGCACTTTGTCGGGGCTGGCGTAAAATCCGGGAACGTGGCTTGCGTATGGCACATCGAGGGTGATTGTACCCGTCCTGCCTGTATCAATCTCGGTCACGTTGACGGTAACGTTATATGAGCCGCTTGTAACGCCGTCGACGTTAAATGCTAAATCAAGATAACCGCTATAATAGCATAGCATTACAAGAGTCACAGCCTTGCCATCATGCGTCAGCTCGCCCTCAATCTCGCCATAATTGGCGTAGTATCGGCTGTAGCCATACTGATAACCGCTACTGCCCATCGTCATTACAAACGTGTTTTGTTTGCTATCCGCTCTCATAAACAACCTGCTCAATCCCATGCTATCACCTCTACGATAATTTGGATGCCTGCACGATGCAGGTTGTAGAGTTGTCCAAACGGCTTATAAAAACGTTAAGCAACAGTCCTGCGCTCGTGATAGCTACATCTGATGCCTTGCCGATATAGCTGATAACGCCGTCGATGTTGAGGCTCAGCGCATAATCAGCCATAGCGTTAATGCGTGCCGTGAACACAGTTGTTTGACCGTTGGTAAGATTGCCTGCAATGCTGTTTAAATCAAGCGTAAAATTGCCTGTTGCCGTATACACGGCTGTTGATGCTGTCGGTGTAGCAGATGTGCCGCTGACGGACGATGCCGCATAACGCTCTAACGTGATGTTGACGTTGTTTAAGCTCTGCTCCGCTGTCCATGTGTTAGCGTCTGATGTTTTGGCATAACCATCAAGCGATTGGTGTTGTGTCAAATAACCTGCATCGTTTTGCAGGTCTGACACCTTGGTGGGTATGTCCGGTCTATTACTCAAATCATTATAGCTACCACTTGTTGCTACCGCCGATAATCCTGTAATCATGTTTGCCGGATGCGTTGCAGGATGCGTGTAGACTGTATCCGTAAATTTAGCGTTTTTAGGCACGGCCGTTTCCACGGTCAATCCGTTTACCTTAGCAGCATTTGCTGCCGTATCGTTTTTGCCCAGTTTATCGGCAAGCATCGTCTTGATCTTGCCGTAAAAATACGCCAAGCCGTCTAAATCTACCAATTTTGCCATATCAAATATCACCTCCATAGCCTATCAAAACAAAGCCGCCTGTGCCACCATTGCCGCCTGCACCGCCGACAGTAATCGTATAGCTTTGTCCTGCGGTAACGGCAACATATTGGCTATCGTAACCGCCCGAGCCGCCATAATTGCCGCCCTTGCCGTAATCACCATTCGCCTTATCAAACGATAACGCAAAACCTGCGGTTGTTTTATTGCCGTCAGACGCATAGCCGTTAGGAGTGCCACCGTTACCATACGTCCACGCCGAGCCGCCCTCGCCGCCTGTCGCGAACAAATCAAACGCTCGTGTGTCACCGCCTGTGTTGCCTGCGCCAAAAGCACCATTACCAGCACCGCCGCCGCATAAAGCGACACGCACACGAGATACGCCGTCGGGGACAGTAAACGTATAACTTCCCGCTGTTGTCCATTGTTGCTCTGTGTAAGGTACTGTAACAGCCGCTGTGCGCTGTGTAGCAATAGCATACGTCACGCCGCCCACGCTGACACGTCCTGCCGTAGCGTTTGCGTCGGTAACATCTTTTAAAGCGACATAGCCGTTACCGACTCTTAACGCCTTGTCACCTGCTTCGGCGGCAGTGCTATAAATGTTGCACCCTACCGCCGTGCCGCCTGTCTTTTGGATATATAGTTTTGCCATATCGTCACCCTATCCATATCTTGCCGCCGGGAATATTCAGCGTGTCGGTTACAGTAAGCGTTTTTACTGTAATGCTATCGCCGCTGGGGATTGTGCCTGTACCTGCAAGATTGAGCGCATTGTCAATCTCACTGTTAGTCGCTATCTCGCCTTTTGTCATCACTCCGACAACCTTGCTACCGTTAGCGCCTGTTGCTGTGATTCCCTCTGCCAAATCGTTGGCAGTGACGGTATCACCAGTAAGGTCTACCAAAGTGTTACCGCCGTATATAACTTTATTCACTGCCATTTTTACGCTCCTTATTAGCCGATAGTAACAGTTTTGCCGCCCTGAGCATTATCACTCTCATTGTATGGGATAGCGTTGACGGTTACCTGCGAGAGGTAATTAAAACCTTGAGAGCTGTTAGGCAAAACTGTTTGCTGTGTCGTGGTCGGCGTAACAGTTTTAGCTTGTGCTTTGGCACTCTCTGTGCCGGACATTATACCTGTTACGCCTAAAATAGATACGCCTGCTCTGATGTTTGTAGCAATAATCTTCGCCTGCTCTGTTGCGCTGATTTTCACCTTGCCTGCACCATCATGATAGCCGATAGGCACAGTGTATTCGTCATCCTTATTGCTGATTTCACCGCTGACGGCACCGTTGTTTTTCATTTCGCCGGTAATTTTAACTTTGTTCACATATGCGGTCTTTCCGCTCAAGATTTCCGCGCTAGCCGCGGTCGCGTCGCTGGTATCGGCGTCAAACGTGCAGGCGCCGGTAATAGTCGCGCCGCTCTTGTCATGAGCGATAACGCCGCTCAGCAGCTTGTTAGCAGTAACGGTATCGGCGGTCAGATCAATCAGCGTTTTGCCGCCATACACAACCTTGCTAATATTTTTTCAGCCATAATTTACTTCGACCTCACTTCCTATGTATGCCGTGATTCCGTCGGAAAGATTCGACGCTTCAAAATACGGAATTTTTTCAACCGTAATATTTTTTGTTAATTGTTTGTTCGCTGTTGGTAATATCTGCACTTCATGAGCTTCAGAGTGTACCACGTATTCACCGTCATAGATTTCCACTCCGGCAACACTTCGGGCGGACAATGTGCCGTGTAGCGTTGCTGATGTTGCTGACAATGTGCCGTGTAATTTTTCCATCAGTACGTCACCTCTTCCAGGATGCAAAATTCGTGTGGCGGAATAATGGTATCAACGTACCCATCTGCACGTTTGAGCTCTACATCGTAGATATACGCCCCAAATGTTAAGCCTTCGGTGTCCGACGGATTGATGGTTAATTCACCGCCCGTGATAATCTTCTGCAGTACGATGTTTGGATTTCTAACAGTCCTGCGTACTGTAAAAGTTAAAACATCATCATCGTTTAACGCAACTTCTTTGCCATTAATGTCGGTAACAGTGATGCTAAATTGTCCACTGTCGCCTCGGATTAAGCTGATGTTATTATCATTCACTCGGAACACTCTCGTCACCTCCCAAAGTTATGGCGTTCACCTCGTCAACACTCTTGCATGCATCTACTTCAGCCTGTTTCGCCCATCCTGCCTGCTTGCATGAGCCTATATGCATCGACAAGTCCGCCATCCACTGCATAACCTGTGACGGCTTCAGCCAAAACACGTCCTTGCTGTTCTTGCTTTCGGCAATGCCACGGACCGGGCAGCCATCGGGATACTTCTTTGCAAACAATGGCGTTTCTACATTCAAGGCTATACCTTGCATCGTAAGTTGCGTCTCTTTGTCGCTGTCATAACGTACAGGTTCGCCGCTTGCCTCGCTTACAAAACCGCCCGTGATGCTGGATGCCGTCCACTGTGCAACCTCATACAATTTACGCTGTTTTGCGTACCACAACGGCTCGACGTCTGTGTATTGCTCCCACAGGCTACACCATGGATAATATACACGCTCGTTGGCTTTTATCGGGCAAGGTGCATTGACAATGTTTATTATTTTGTTGTTTTGGTCGACTATACAAATCATTTATAACGCCCCCAGTTGTTTGATAGTGATCGTACCAGCCTCGCCGTCAACAGCAACTTGATCGCGATCCCACGTTCTTTCACCAGCTATTCCACCAGCAGCACTAACAACAGCATTATTTTTTATAGTATTACTTATAATGTTAATCGTGCCACCGCCACCACCACCACCGGGAGCAGTATAATAGTGGTTTCCATTTTCGCCATTGCCACCATCGGCAGAAATCTTACTGCCTTCCAATAAGGCGACCTCGGGAGCAATAATTGATATGCCATATCCGCCACCCCCACCACCGCCAGACGTATATCCGGAAGAAGCAATAGCACCACCGCCGCCACCACCACCATTTCCACCATAATCAATGCCTATTCCAATACGTGAGCTACCGCCTGCACCACCTATGCTGCGATTTGCTCCGCCACCTGCACCACCATAGCCACCGCCCGTGCCGTCTTGCCCTGCTGTGGGCTCTCTGTGCTTGTCGCTATTGTCATCGTCAGTCAACCAACCGCCATTGCCACCACTTGCGCCGCCTGTACCACCTTGGCCTTTCGCACCAGGACTGCCGTTGCCGTTGATAGTGCCTGCTATAACAACGCTACCTGTGGCTTTGATAACTAATTGCTGATTAACGCTTACAGTCACGCCAGCTTTGATAAATACCCTTTTATAATTTTTCACGCCGCCAATAGTAATATCTGCGGACGGCATAAAATCGCCATCACTGCCATCACCTCTGTCAGTATACCAGCTAGGGTATTTGTTGGACTGCACCGCAGCCAACGTACCCATGCCTGTATAGCTAATCTGAACAATCTTGCCAGCATCCACGGAAGAAAACTCAATCATTCCTGTGTTCCAATTATCGTTGCCGTCTGCTTTGGTCGAATAATCGGGGCGAAACTCCCCCGCTGCAGGAGTTGCCGCAACCTCGGTCAACGCTGATGCAGTGACTGCACCTGTTGAGCTGTCTACCCATACTGCTCGGATGTTGCTCGGGTCTTGCTTCTCGGGAACCTCATTCAACCGTATTACATAGGGCGATACACTTGGAATAATATGCGTTTCCGTCAAGTTGATATAGGTTGTTGTTCCTCCGCTACCTACAAACGGATTGATTCTAATATTGCTAGGTTCACTCATTTGCTCGCCGCCTTTCCTGTTTTGTTTGTTGCCTGCTGCAGCAATTCATTGTTACGTGCGTTACGCTCTATATCAAGCAAATACTTGCTGATGGGAGGCGCAGGAGGCTCTCCAAGCTCCATATCACACATAATGCCATTATCACCGCTGACAGTGTATTTCAGCTTTGTGATTGGATATTTGCGAACCTTGCCGTCTGTGTCTGTAATCAATGCCTGACCATCTACGGACAGCCTGCGCACCCAGAACACACCATCAGGCTTTGGGTAATTTAATTCTACGCCGCCCACCTTGGCAGACAGCTTCGGCTCTTTCGCTTTTTCAAGCTCCGACTGTCCCCAACGTGTAGCATCTGCGGCCGTGTACGCTGTTGGCAACGTCCATACCGCCTCACTGATGCCGTATGCCTGTTGGCTTGCTTTATCCTCAACAGTCGCAAGCCAGCTTTCGCCTTCTGCGTCCACGTCTGCGCCCTTGATTCGAGCGTAATTAACGATTTTGCTTATATCCTGCTCGGGAAGAAAACTATCAAGATGTACCCCCACCCAAAAGCGGGCCTCTTCGTTAATTTCATCGGTGCGTGGTTTGAAATAAAATTCATGGTATTCATCCACCCCGTATACAAAGTCCGTCGCAAATTCGCTAAGCTGTTCTAGGGCTTCTTTTGCGCTCACGCCGTCAAAAACAATCTTACTAATACGATAACCTACGTTATATATTTTGCTTCGGTTAAGCACAATGCCAGTCTTGCGCTCTGCCTGCCTGCATATATCTCTTACAATGTCGGCTATTTCCATGCCAGTGTATTCGGAAAAAATCAGCACCTTGCTGAGCCTCTCGAAAAAGCCGTGGCAGGTAATTTTAAAATCCGTAGCAGTACCGCCGCTGTCAGGCCTCGTCAGTACCTGCCCACTGTACCAAGGGCGTTTATCACCGAACAAATAAATGTCTACACGCTGGCCGTACATGATTTCCGTAAATGCCGGAAACTGCTTAAATGTCATCGTGCAACTGCCGCAGCCGTTTTTGCCTAGCTCGAATTGAAGCTGTGCAAAGGGATTGCCTTCGGTGCCGTTGGAAAAAATAGCTGTTTTCGTGCTGTCTTTGTTATAAAAAACAACCTGTACGCTGTTGGGGATATAGACAACATCATTTGTAGTGCCACCACCCGTACCGCCACCGCCTGTACCACCGCCAGTGCCCTTCTTCTTCTTACCTGCACCCCATACGAACGAGCCATACAGTTGCGAGCCATATAAGATGTTCATGCTAACCACCTGTTTCGCCATTGTATAACAATCTTGCCGATGCTACTGCCTTTTATTTCGTAGTTGTTTGTTCCAGGCTTAGCCGTCAGAAAATGTCCGCTGAAAGCATTTATGGCATTGTATGTATCTCTACGCACAGTGCCCGCTTTCGTATCAACAGTAAGCATCGCAGGCCTTGTAAGCAACGTATCTGCGACACGCATTATCTTTCCGGTTTCCACGTGCCTTACAGTAATGTCCGACAACGTCTCACGAGGAATAATTGTAATCGTCAACGGTGTATCAACAGAGCCCATGTTAACCACTGTTACCGTTGCCCCTCCATCATCATTTATGATAGGACCTGCCTTGCCACTTTCTTCGTCAGCGTATCTAAACGGGTCGGCCAGCAATAATGTAACATCGACGTCAGCCTTTACCCCTTTATAGCCTTTTATCCATTTTGTCGCACAGGATGCCATACACGCCACGTTATAATAGCCATCGCAGGTCGACAGCTTGTAGTCGCGTTGGTAAAAAATCCTTAACAGCTCATTAAGATTTTTATTGTAATCAGCTTGATTTGTGCCACTGATTAAAAACCCCAGCTTAATCTTTTTCCCGTCAATATAGCCGTCGCCTGTAATGGTAGAGCCGTGGCTATACCCACGCTTTTCGGCTTTCGCTCTGACTGCTAAATCAGCATTATCTTCAAGGCTGTATTGGTACGGTAATTGCTTTCCGTTGACAATGAGCGGATACGTTATTTTCGCCGTGTATTTAGCTCTTTGCTTTGTCATACCTTTACCCCCTCATACCTGCCGCAAGACTGTATTCAAAGTCTGACATTAAACTATCGTAATCGGTCCCATTGTTGATATCGCCGTAGTTATTAAATTCAACCACAGCCCCAACACCGCCACCGCCGCCAATGCTTACCGCTCCACCTACTGCATAGCCATTATTCAAAGCATTCAGCAAGGGCAGTCCTAGCCTGCGTACGGCCTTTGCATTGATAACATATTCGCCATTGCTGAGCATGGCGGGGATGCTATCGCTAGTGCCCGTGCCTGCACCAAACACGGGGCCACCATTTGCCTTCTGCATGATGTTGCCAGCCGTGATACTGCCCAAGCCAGCCGCTGTCATTGCCACTGTCGCCGCTGCATAAGCTGGCGGACCTGCTATCGGGCCAAGTGTGGCAATACTCTTTTGCACCGCTGCAGGTACGGCCGCTGATGCTTCTTTCGCACTGTTCGCCGCATTCTCAACGGCTTGTTTTTTGCTAAGCAACTTCTCCAGCACAGCCGCTGCCTGCTTCTTAATCATGAACTGTATAAACATATTGACAATGCTTTTCGTGATGTCCTTGAACACATCGGACAGCTTGCCGCCCTCTGTAATAACATCAGCAATGCCACTTGCAAGCTGATTCTTAATTGTCTCGCCTGCCTGCAGTTCAAAGTCAAGCATGTTTTGCTGGCTCTCCATACGCCAATCAAGTAACTGTTGCCGTAGCTCCTGTTCCTGCTGGAGGGCAACCATTTTTGCTTCCTGCTCGGAATTGAGATACTCCAGGAACTTTTCCCGTTCCTGCTCATTAAATGCAGCATTCATATCGGCCTTCGCTGCCTGCAGTGCTGTTTCAAGGCTGATGCTCTTTTCGTATGCCTGCTGGTCAATAGCATCTTTCAATGCCTGCTCTTGCGCAAGGCTCGCCGCATATAACGCATTTCGCTCATCGTACAATGCTTTTGCTTTGGCTATGCTTTCCGCATTGCCTGTACGTTCTGCGCTTGCTCTCAACGCTTCTGCTTCCTGCACCGCCTGCAGCTGCTTGCTCAACATCTCATCAACAGCCTTCATCCTTGCCTGCTTCTCTTGGTCAATCTTCGCAAAGACTTGGTCGCTGCCCTTTAGGCCTGCGGTCGCTATGTCTAAGCTCATCTTGTCGAAGTCCTCTTGCAAGTCCTTTGTCGCCTTGCCTGCTCTGGTCAAGGCTTCCGAAACTCTGTTGACTTCGCTTTCGAGCTGGCCAAAACCTCTACTGCCGCCGCTGCCTCCACTACCTACAGAACCTACCTTCGGGACTGCTAACCCCGATAAATTTACAGTGCCTTTCGGCTTCTTCGGTGCTGGGGCTTCCTCTGCTGGGGCGATCGTCTTGCCTTGCACCTGTTTCGGCGCAGTCTTAAATACTTTGCTGAGAAAATCACAAGCCTTCTGTGCAAAATCCCTAAAATACTTCAAAGCATTATTCAGCCAGGCTCTTAAATCGTTCACCCACTCAGGGCAGTATCCTGCGAACTTATTAAACATATCGCCAACCATCTCAACAGCTCCGTCTGCCATTGCATGAATCAGCATCACAATACCTTCGGCCATCTTTATAACAGCCTGCAGGACTATGTTCACCGCTATTGTTACGGCCTGTACAAGATCGTCCCAATACACAACAACAACACCAATGGCAGCTCCCACCAATCCCAACGCACCAATAACAGGGAGGCTCACGCCGATAAACGTTGCCATTGCTGCAGCCGCCGCAATCAATCCACCGACAAGCACAGTACCTAACACTGTACCAACCGCCGCAATGCTTGCTACAAGGGCAGGAGGAACGCTGTCCTTGATAACATCTGTAAAGCTCTTTCCCGCATCCCTGCCAGCCTGCAAGGCCTGTGTGAAATTGCCCAGCTCTGTGCCTACACTCTTCAAAACCGCCTTAATATCAAACCCATCTACAAGATAATCGCCAATCACAGCCGCAGTAATGCCTACTGTTTCTTCGATGTTGGCGCAAAGGCCTGTAATCTCTTCAGCAGTTTTGGCCATCATACCACCATAGGTATCATTCATGCCGTCGGTCAAAACCTTTACGGCCGTCAAGCTGTCAATCATGCCACGCTCTGTCATCTCTTTAATTTCTAAGATGCTCTTGCCGGATGCTTCGGCCAACATTCCCCAAGCATCAATTCCGGCATTAGTGAGCTGCATAATGTCTTGCGTCTTAAGTGTGCCGCTAGTCCTAATCTGTCCCATTGCATAGGCTATCTGCTGAACACCTGCAGTTCCCTTGCCTAAACCGGATGCAGCATCACCCAACGTGCGCAGGGTAGGGATAATCTCTTTCGCCGTGAAGCCAAACGCCATCAGTTGCTGGCCTGCCTGTACAACACCAGGAACGTCAAACGGAGTATCAGCCGCAAACTTCTGCAGGTCTTTCATCATCTGCGTGCCCTTGCTGGCACTCTTAAGCATTGTCTGAAATGCTATCTCGTATTGACGCATTTGTGCTGACGCCTTGATGCAAGATACGCCCATGCTGACAATTCCCTTGGCAATATCAGCAATAAAATTGCCCACCTGCACAGCTCCAATAGCATTTATGGACTTGTTCACGCTGTCAAGAGCCTTGCTTGCCTTGCCGCATGCAGTGTTGACCTTTGTTGCGCTGTCCTTTACCCTGTTAGCCATATCATCAAACTTCTTGCCTGCGTTGCTGGCCTTGTTGCCTGTGTTGTCAATCTTCGCCCCTGCATCGCTCGTAGCTTTTGCCGCGCCCTGCATGGTCTGCTCGAATCTCGAACTGTCTGCGGTAATCTCAACTTTAACTTGCTTAGCCATCGCTCTCACCCCCTCCATATAACTCGTCAAGAAATGCACGATCATCATCGGTTATTCGCCCGTCAAATCGCCCATCATTGAATATATCTTTTAACTTCAAAGTCTTTTTTGAGGACTTGCCAGCATAATTCGCAATATACACCGTCACCAATGCGGCCAGCATATTTTCCTGCTGTTGCCGTCTCCACCTGTACCCATTCCAGATGTTTATAACATCGGTCGGCGTCATGTATGCACATTCTTCGGGAGTCTTTTTCAGAATGGCGTAGAAAATCCACTCTACTTTAGAAAGCCACTCTGAAAAAGAAATTACTTCCCCTCGGCTTCTTCCTTATCTTCCAGGGCAGTCAAAATCTCATCGAACGGGCCTCTGTCGCTCACAACCAGGCCACAAATACCCAACGCCGCCAACATTCTCAGCCGCAGGTCAATCATGCCGTTTTCTACCTCTGCACAATAATCCGCAATCCAGCTATCAAGCTTGTTGCGGCTGATGCCTCTTTCGTATACCTTCAACGAGCAATACAGGCAGGCAATAATCTCGGTAACGCTCCATTGCTCTTTCTGCATCAAAGAAAAAACATTATGGCTCGGCAACATTGCCTCCAGCTCTTCCAATGCTCCAATCGTGAATTTTGCTTCTCGTTCTTCACCGCCGATTTTAATATTTACGCTCTTTTTAATCATCTGTTGTTCCTCCTAAAAAAATAAAAGGGCAGTATAAAATATACCGCCCCCACTCTTAGCCTCTCGGGTCTGGCATTGCATCCTGCGTTTTGGGAGCACCCTTGCCCTTTAAAGTGACACTTAGAATCGCTGCATCGTCATGAGCTGCAGTTTCTTCCATGCTAGTAATGCTATACCAATTAATGACGCTTCGGCCGCTCTTGCTCCATCTCAGCAGGTGTACAGGCTCGTCAGCTTCAAACGCTGCCCATAACTCTTTCACCGCTTGCTCTGCAGGCTTTACAATCAGCTCTACAGTAAGCTCAGTGCTCTTCACGCCTGCTTCTGCATCACCATAGCCACCGCCAGTCTTGTCGGTCAGGTCAATTTCTTCAGCACTTGCGCTATAATCTGCGCTACGCTGGCCACCAAGCAACGTCCACTTCGGGCTTTCTTCGCTTGCAGCCTCTCCATAATTGAGGAACACAAGCACATTCTTGCCTAACAGCTTTTCGCTGGTACTTTTCATCTTAGGTCGTACAGCCACCATGTTATACCTCCATATCATATTCGACTTGATATTCCAACAGCATCGCTACCGCCTTTGTATTGTTGGCCACTGCGCCAAATACAATGCGCTTGACTAAGCCGTTGTCAATCATGCCACCTAAATCGTTATTATGCAGCACCTCAAACAGGGTGTCGCTCAAATTATCAATATCAGTTGTTCCGTTAATATCCAGCACATAAATGCTATAAACTGCCGTTGCTGTGCATACATCATACGCATCCTGCTCAAAGGTAACCTCATCGCAAGAAATTGTACCCTCAACACCTTTGCCAGCGGAAGCACCTACGATATTAACGTTCCATTTTACGCCCGGCACTGCTTCCTTGATAATGTCAGCAAGTGCATTTGTAACTTCTCTCGCTCTGCTCATCGGTTAACCTCTCATAAGGCTAATGGTAGCACGGCTAGTGCCACCTGCACCCGTAAAATCATTTGCGTTAATCATGCCAGCCAGCATCTTTACTTCCTTGCCATACAGATCGGCCTTCTGTGCAAATACATCATCATGCCTGCTTCCGTCAAATGTCACGCTTGCATCTGTGCCAACACTGGCCACAGCACGCACATAACAGGCGTAGGCAACTCCCAAACGCTTCACGTTATGACTTATAGGCTGTTGTATCTGTGCAACGCCGTAGCGCGCCGCTATGCTCTCCAGATATGCATTTGCTTCATCAACATCTTCTTGCGTGACAAGCAAAACCCTGTCGGCAATGTTATCAAGTGTAATAATCTCCACTACAAGCCCTCCGCTAAATTATCAAGTGCTATCTGAAAGCGCTTTTCTATCTTTGGCAGTTCCTTTTCTGCGGCCGAATACAAAAACGGGTCGGCCTTTATTCCAGGGTGTCGCACTTTCTTTGCAAAAACGAACTCGTTACCATTCACCCATCTTAAAGCCTTCTTACTTCGTGGCACTATGTTATGCGCCTTCGTGCCTTCATGCAGGAATACACCGTAGGGGACTGCTGGGGACAGGAATATTTCTGCCCGTGCATCCTCCACCGCAGTTTCTACACCCGAGCGTTCCATATTGCCCGACCTTGTTTTGTATCTATGATGAGTGGCCGCATGCTCTTTAATGTCACGTGCGGCCATCTTCATTTGTACCCGAACCATCTGCCGAACCTTTTCCGGCGCTGCTTCAAATGCCTTGACTAATTTTTCAAGGTCACAATCAAACTTCAGCTTCATCTTGCGCAGGCTCTTCCTTTACATGCTCTTCCTTTACATGCTCTTCCTTTACATGCTCTTCGGGCACCTTGTCAGCGCGCTTTTTCGGTGCCTTGCACTCTTTGTATCCGCTATTCTTGAACGCTGCAATCTGCACAGGATGAGTGAGCTCTAACGTTTCTTTACCATTAGTTAACCACATATAACGTCACCTCTTATTCGTGAGTATGCTTATAAATTGCTTTTGCTTTGTTGGTCAAAATAAATGCATCGTAGTAAATGCGGCCTTCCACCAATGCACCATTGATGCCAGGCGGATTATCGTGAATCTTGTACTCGGTCAACTTCACAGGCGCACAACACGCTGCAGGATGGGTAATAATAAAATCAGTCTTTGTCGGCATATAAGTGCTAGGAACTACGATAATGGCCACGCCATCAATCATGCCGACCTGGCCTTTAACCAACATATCCTGCGCAATGTCGGATGCCTTTACAAAGGTTGCGTCCAACTTGATGGACTTGTAAAACGCAGGGGTAACATAAGCGACACGGTTTGCTAAGGGCACCTTTGCGTCAGTCAGCGCAACTTGACCATCTAAAAACACAGAATATGCATTTTTATCGGTGATTACTGCAGGGGTGGCGGATGTACCTGCACCAGCTGCAATCTTGCTCAGACGATAAATATCAAGCTCGGGAATAACCTGTTCGTCAATCTGACGGGCCAAAGCCTTGCCTGCTTCTTTCAACAGCATCTGATCGTTTAAATTGCCCTTGTCAATGGTGAAAGTAAATGCTCTATCACGGGACAAGGTCAGCTCCTGCAAAGTATCGTCCAACTCTGCCGGAGTGCCATAACGGTTTGCACCAGAACGGGTATAATCGCCCATCTCAACAGTGCCAATGGAATAAACCTTTACAGTTTTTACTCCCACAAATTCATATTCGTTGTTTACCGCAGGGGTAGTCACAGCGCCCAGGGTAAATCTTTCGTCAACTTTGGTAGAATACTTTTCTGCATAATTTACAGTCATAACTTAATACCTCTCTTTGTTTAAGCTCCAAAACCTTCAAGGAAAGCATCAGTGCCACTACCAGCACCACCGCCAGCACCACCGCCGCCGTTGTTGTTGACCTTGACTGCCCAGGCATTGTCTTTCAGCCAGCTATTTACGCCATCCTCAACGGATACATCTTTGCCGTCTGCACCTGTATACGCAAGGCTATCATCATCGTTAACCTTGATATTGTCCAGCAACAGCTTTGCCATGTCCTTCGGCGCTGCAGCATTGCCCTTTGTCAAAGCCTCTACTGCCTTCGCCATCTTTTGGCTTGCAATGTACTTTGCTTTCTGCTCGTCTGCCTGCTTGGTCATATCTGCGAGCTGGGTAGTAACAGTCTCAACCTGCTTTGTAAGTGTGGTAATCTGCTTTGCAACCTCATCAGGCTTTTTGCCGCCTTGGGCAAATTGGTCAAGTGTGGCCTTCATGCCTTTTGCTTTCTCAACAACATCTTCGCCATCAGCCAAGCCGACTGCATCCAAAATGCTTTTCAGCTTAGTTGTGCTTTGCTCTCCTGCAATGCGATGCTTTTTAGCTTCGTTGTTCAGTGTGTTGATTTCCGCTTTAATGGCAGTGATAAGCTCTGCACCATTCTCAACCTTTTCAAGCGCGGTGTAAACGTCTTTTAATTCCATGTTCTATACCTCCGTATATACGGGCCTCCGCCCACCTTTTGCCTCTCCAGGCATATAAAAAAGCAGACTCCGAACGTAATGTTCAAAATCTGCTTAATCAATCATGTAATTTTTACAAGGTCACTTTCCTTTTCCCTTTCTTCTTTCAAAGTAAGGTTTGCATGCCTTGGTAAATCGTTTTGCTTCTTCTCGCAACTCCCTATTTTCGTCCGGCGAGCCTCCATCTAAACCTGTAGGGAAAGTGTCTCGGTATGGGTCGTATTTCTCAAAAATCTCCATTCTTCTGCGAAGATGCTCTGCAACCAATTGTCTAGCCTCTGCATCCGGCAGCTTAGCTACATATGCAGCATCATCAGCCTTTTGCCTAGCCCTATCCTCTTTTGTAACCATTAGCCATTCTCCTATAATCGTACTTATATTTTTTTGCAAGAATTTCATTTATTAAGTGGTATCCATCTATATCCATATCGATTCCTAAGCCCTCAATAAAATTTTTGTCTAAAACCTTTGAATACGCATCTTTACTAAATTCGTACAAAATTTTATCATAGGATTCGCTCAAAGTGCCAGGCTTGCGCTTTATTTCATACGCAAAGTCTTCGTCAAATCCCCTTAAAACGGAAAATTTATGCTTGAAAAATTCCCCTAGGTCAAATTGACTGAACGAATATCTTGTTTGGTCTATCGGATGGTTATGCGTCATGTATGCACCTTGCAACACATCATCACTCAGTACGTTAATGTTGACGTTTGCCTCTCTGCCTTTTACATAAAAAGTGCGACCATCTTTAGCAATTATTATAGCATTCTCGTGTTCACTAGGCAAGAATATGTTCTCATAAAACTTCAGCGTATCCATAATGCGCTCTTTGGGACAAACACCCAAATATTTATATTCCCCTACCCTAACATCAGGGAACACATCTTTAGTGTTTATATTTCCCAACCTGCTTTCGGGCGCTCTGAAATCAACATAACTACGCATATAACTGCGCCAATCCTCGCCACGCTCCCAAGCAGCAGCTCCCTTGATGCCTAACACCTCTTTACGGCGAGCCTCTGATAAATTCTTCAGCCATTCGTTCCCCCCTGCCTGCACCCGTTCGTCCTGTTCCTTCATGTTAATTTCTCCCATGAAGATTTCTACATAGCGGCACAGGCAATGCGGATGCACTGGTATCTTAGGGACGCTGTTCTTAGGGTAAACTCCCTTCCCAAGCCCGTACAGGTCTGCCCCTGCATACAGGTCGCAAATGTCGAACTTTGGATGCCTTGTGCCTAGCTTGAACCTTATTGCAACAACATCTTCGTCATCCATTGCCTTACGCAAGAATCCGTCTGCATATGCTCTTGCCATCTCCGTTCTTACAATACGTTCCGCAACATAGCGTGATTTTTCATTGACTGCTACCTGTATCGCCTTTTCTAGCTGTTCTTCCGTGCCTTCCTGCACTGCCTTCACAAGTTGGACGTATGACGCACGGAGAGCCTTGTTAGGCGCTCCATTCCTGCCGAGCCTTACAATGTTATCTAAAGCCTTTTTCTGCGTCTGCATGGCTTTCCTATCGCCTAGCGTGGCCTTTCGCACTTGCTTGATATACTGCGGAAGGTCCTGCGCCCTCACAATGTCCCCACCCTGCTCATATCCATCATACAAAGCACGAGCCGCATTTGTCCACGCTACATTACGTCGCATCTGCTGTCTGACTGTATCAGCAATCATATTATGCATCTTCTGCTCCGCTCCATGCAGTTTCTCGGATAACTTCATGCCGCTGCCGTCCCATGATTCAGCAAGGTTTCGTGCCCATTCCTTTTTTACTTCGCCAGCAACAACACCAGGCACAATACCATAGCCATACGCCACTGCTTCAATCAAACCTGCTCGCACATTGTCCAGCTTAAACACTTCGGGAAATTCTTTGCTTACTGCACTGATGGCCGTATCAATCTTCACGCCTTGCAGCAGCAAATCGTATAGGCGGTAAATAACTTTATTTGCCTGCCTACCCCACTCCGTATTAAGCCTGTTGATTAAATCTATCAGCTCTTGATTATTCTTCGCCATTGCCTTCACCGCTGTTAATATAATCTAACTTCTGCTGTTCCTGCAGGTTGCGGTATTCTTCCACCAGCGTGTCAAATTCGTCCGCCTTCAGCTCCGGCAAATAACTTGTCAGTATACGTTTAAACACTTCAAGATTAAAGCCATCACCAAAATTCAGCCCTTTGGCAACCTCTGCATTAGCAAGTTCCTGCTCAACCTCGGAAATCTTGAAGTCGCTCGGATAGTTCACCTTGTAATCAAGTGCAACCCCCGTCCAGATGCTAAACATTCTTGCAACCTTCATTTCGGCATTTTCTACAGTGTCGGCAAAATCTGACAAAATCTGATTGGTTGCCTCATAATCCCATGCTTTCGCCTGCCCGCTCTGTAACTTGCTCGAACCTGTCACATTGACTACAACGGCCATGCGGTAAATTTCCTGCTGAAGGTTCGCAATCTGCGTGGCCAACACTGTCGCAGGGTCTGCTGGGGGCGCAATGAATGCAGGGGCGTGACTGCTGTCTACAGGGTAACTCAATGCATTGTTAGTGCCTAGTGTAATTTCTTCTTCTGCGCCACTGCTCGGGTACGTCAGCACGCTAAATGTCTGATTCATCATAATTTCATTCAGCCAGCTGCACATATTGAAAATTGCTAAGTTGGCACGGGCCGCACTTGCAAATTCGCTCGGCGGAAAAGCATCATGTGTCTTGTGTTCCCTGCTGAACAACGGAATCACGGGCACACAGCCGATATGCCAACTTCCCTTACGTTCCCCCTTACTACTTCTTAAAGTCCACCCCTCAGCCGTCATAGTGCGTGTAGCAGGGGTATACTCATTATCTGCATCAGGCTCAGCATACACAAATTTAGTAATACGCCCGAACTTATCCAACACAACCTCTTTGACTGCTATTGCGTCAACAACAAATGCATACGGCAGGTTGTTTCTGTCCCTCTCATAATCTGCCAATGAATTTACTGCAAGTCCTTCTGCCATATCCATTACGATATACGCCACACCGTTAAGCTTTGCGCTGCATGCAGCCTTCTTCATCAGTTTGTCGATTCCATCACCCAGGAAATTTACATCACTTGCAAACAGCTCCCATGCCTTAACTCCAGGGCCTTCATAATCACGCACAGCCAATGTCTTAAACACAGGGGCAACGTGTGCATCTACACAAGGCTTGATGTAGTTCAGATAATAGCTCAGCTTCTGCCTTAAACTGTATTTGTCGGCAGCTTCTCGTTTATGCTTTACGAGATATTCGCCCGTCTGAAAACCTCCACGCCCTGCGTATGCATCTTCCAGCAATTTATATAATTCCGTCTTATCATTCCGCATGTTCTTGCCCTCCTAAAAATCTACTCTTGTCGGCGTTGTCTTGATTCTCTCCGTGATGCTCTCACATATTCCCGTCAATGCGTCCTCAGCATCATCATGGATGTTCTTGCCTTCCTTTTGGTACGTGGTCAAGCTCTTGTAAAGCTCGGGCCACTTGTTATGCCACCCCTTCGGAAAGTAAATATGTTCCATGCACCATGTTGCGTTGCTCAATATCCTTGCCTGCTTGTTGCGATGTTGGGTGAACCAACGTACTTTTGTTACGCTGTCCCCTTTTGCCTTCAGTAGCCGCTCCACATTCCTCGCAAAGCCACGGCCGCCGTTGTTGCTCTCAATATCGGCAACCTTCACACGCTGCCTGTATAACATATCAGCCACCGCAGGCTCGGTATACTCCATTGCCTTTTGAGTGTAAACCACATCTAGGATATAAGCATCATCGCTGAAAGTAACACCATAACAATAACTAGCCAGGTAGTCGCTACCTGTATCGGCAGTATCTGTATAACTGGCAATTCTTTTGAATAATGGCAGTTCTCCGTCATATGTCTTGAAGCCGCTATATAATCTGCCCTTGATGTCGATAGGCTCTTGCTGGTAGTTGGCACTCCATATGTCGAACCCCATCGCTTTTTTCTTCTCGCTGCAACTCTCCCATGACAGTATTTCATCACATAACATTCTTCCATCGTCCTGCACCGCCTTCATGTTAATATGCACAGCATTGCCGCCGTAATGCTCCAGCACGCGCCCTGCTAAATCATCTGTTGCCCACCTTGTCATAACTATGATAATCTTGCCGCCTTCCTCCAAACGGGAAAGCATAGTGTTCGTGTACCACTGCCAGTGTTTTTCCTTTGCTGATGCATTATATGCTTCCTCTGCACTCTTGATAACATCGTCAATGATAAGCAAATTACAGCCGAAGCCTGTTGCTGTGCCGCTAGGGGACGTTGCAAGGTAGTTATTGTATCCACCTTCCAACCCCCAAAGGTTCGCCGCTCCATCACCCGATTTTATCCGCACGTCGGGAAATACATCGTTGAACACAGGTATAAAAGCATCTGCCTTTTCTTCGTTGATGCTGTCACGCACACCCTTTGCAAATGTCTTTGACAATACCTCGTTATAACTGCCCGTCATTACCTTTAAGCTGTTGTCCCTGCCTAGCAGCCATTGTACAAACATCTGCAGTGTTCTGCTCTTTCCATGTCGGGGCGGCAGGTCCATAACAAGCACTTTTTTGTCGCCTGCATAAAACTCTTGCAGTACGTCGCACATATCCTGCAGATACTCCCTGCGCTCTTTATAAAATCTCGGTGCCATCAAGTGGCAGAAATCAAAAAACCGCCTGCGGGCAAGCTCAACACTTGCACCAAAGGCGATTCGCTTCCGGACTTCATCACGCATCTTCAGCACCTTCCATCTTTGCCAATGCTCGTAGCTGTCTGTCGCTCAGTCCTTCGTATGGATTTTTAACCTCGGCAGCCATGCGGATTTCCTGCTGGTCGCTCTGTCCAAGGTAATTTTTACCGAGGAAGATGGCCATTGCCGGGGACTTCTCCGCTAGCTGCCATTGCTTCCTGCGCAGGGAAATTTTGCCGCCTGCTCTTTTTTGTGTGAATATTTCGGAGAAAGATTTCCCGTAGGTATCCTTGCACCATCTCGTCAATGTCTTGTCCGTCACCCCGAAAAAATCGCAAATCTCGGCTTCCGTTGCCTGCATAAAGCACAGCTTCTCAAATTGTTCTATCGGGATACTTTTCTTCGGCCTTCCTGTTCCCATATACTTGCCACCTCTTTCCTCAGCATCATATAAACATCCAATCGTTCGGCACATCTGCCATCTGCAGCATCATCTCGTTAGGTGCTGTTAATCTGCAGGGAATGTCGCATTTTGCAATATTGGTAAAATATTCCTGCTTCTTCTCCAGAATGTCCTCTTCCATCACGTGGCCTACAATCTCATACGGCTTGTGGCAGCAGTACATGACTTCTCCGCGCTCATTTATGGCTATCTGCGTGCTGTTGGCCACACAGGAGGGGAAACGCCTTCTTACCGCGCCAAATTTGTAATTCAGCACCAATCTTTCGTCCTTGATGTTGGCCAGATAGCTCATAATCAGCTTTCGCTCTTTCTCATTGTCCGGCTGATTGTAGTATTCGCCTGCTGTGCTTTCTACAGGGCGAATGACAATCTTGTCTACATCCTCACTTTTCCAGAATGTCCAAAACTCCGCTGATTCAATCCAGCTCTTGCCTACGCATTGAACAACGAGCTGTGTCTTTGCTCCTGCCTGCTTCAGCTCCCGTCTGTACCTGCGCACATTCTCAACTACGGCTTCGAAGCTGTCTACACCTCTGACCGCCTTATAGCTTTCACTGTTCCATGCATCTACGGAAATCTTTGCGAATACAGGCTCCATGTAGCAGTAGCGGTTGAAGTTGGTATTTATGCCATAATTTACGCCGTTGCTCTCCAATGTCTTTACAATCTGCGTAAAATCGGGATTCACTGTAGGCTCACCGCCACCTGTCAAAATCATGCCTTTTACGCCCAGGTCAAGCAGTCTGTACATATACTTTTCAAAGTCCGCTGCTCTCATATAGCGTGGCTCGGTCTGCAATTCCTTCCAACGGCCATACGCACAGTATCCACATCGGTTATTGCAGTAATTTGTCAAGAAAATATCTGCGGTAATAGGCAGCCCTCTCCGCACATTCTCCATGTTGTAAATCAGTTTATTATCACTTATCATGCTTTCTTCCACCTTTCGTTAATGATACATGGCGCACAATTATTCCAGCTAACAGCATGATGTATCCTAGCGTGCTTTGAACTCATTGCACGGACCTTCACTGCAAAGGGAGCAAATATAACGCTGCTGAACGGCTTCGTATAGCCTCCGCTCTCTTTGTATACCTCAGTCATGCCTCCAGCGAGCTTCTGTGTCGGCTCTGGTGTAATCCCACACTTCGTAAATGTGAAAAACAGCTTACCCCTGTTGCTCAACGTCACATACGTGCTTACATCCTCATTCTGCTTTCCACAGAACCAAAACCGCCGCTCTACATCACAGATAAAGCTGTTCATTGCTTTTCTTGCAAGGCCTTTTTTGAAAAATCCGCCATTGATTCCGCCAATAAAATCGCCGCCCTGTGCCATAGCAATAGTTGTTGTCTTTGTGCTTTCCATGAATCCGATCATGGATTCTATAACCGCATCAAGGTTCGGAAGCAGTCTTTCCCTCAATCATCCATCATGCTTATCTTTCTTGTACATGAAGCGCTTAATATCATCGTCAAGCTCCATGAAGTAGCGGTAACCTAAACTTTTCGCCACATCAAAACAAGCATTGCGAGCGTAAACAATGGCTCGCATATCTCCATCGTTAGTCCCTGTATCTATAATGGCAGCCATTGCTTTTTTGTCGAAAACCTTCACTCGGTCCGCTCCATACTCCCTGCGGTAATCGTCAAGCTGTCTGTCCAGGTCATCACACAATATATACCAATCGCCCGTATATCCCGAGCCTTCTAATGCCTTGATTGTTGTTACGCTGCCAGCCCTGCCATTGCTGCAGATAAATATACAGAAATCATTCCTCATTTTCGGTAAGTTCCTGTAATGTCTTTGACAGCTCTACATAGCCTTTTGCTATTGCGTCCTCGTAATCAATAATCACCAGCGCAGAATCCTCCATCAGCTCCTACACATCCTTAGGCGCTTGGGCATAATATTCGGCAATGTACTTGTAATTAAAAACATAGTGCCTTGTCGCTGCTATCTTCAAAAATTCCTTAATATCCTCGGGAACGTCTGAACCTTCTATGCGTTCCACAAGCTCATCATGCTTGCAGTGATCGCAGAGCATTTGCAGTGTTACGTCATCCCCCTGCACCTCATATTGCGGTATTTTTGTTTCGCTGTTGTACATTGGAGGGGCACTTTCTTCCATGTCCAAATCAAGGAAGCCAAAATCAGCCATATCAATATCCACAATCTCGGCCAGCTCCTGCTCCAGCAGTTCCATGTCCCACTCCGACAACTCGGCCAGCTTATTGTCCGCCAATCTGAACGCCTTCACCTGCTCATCGGTCAACCCCGCTGCACGGATGCAGGGGACTTCTTCCAGCTTCAGCTTCTTGGCAGCCTTCAGGCGTGTGTGGCCTGCAATAATCACATTATCCTTGTCGATAACTATTGGATTGATGAAGCCGAACTCTTTTATGCTGTTGGCCAACTTGCCTACTGCCTTATCATTGATTCGCGGATTATGTTCATACGGGACTAAATCCGCTATCTTAATACTCTCAATCTGCACAGTATATACCTCCCTTTGTGCAAATAAAAAAGCAACTTGCAAAATCTGCAAATTGCTTTGATTTTTGGCGGGATACTGCGTCGACAGGGAAAATGTTAGAAAACCTGTATACGCCATAGCATCCCATTATTTTAGGCTCTATAGCCAATTATTAACGTTGGAGGTGTTGATAGGATTCGAACCCATGTAGGAGGAAAAGGGATAACCTCCGGCAGGAAAAATCTGCTAAAACCTGCCCTCATTGCCCACTCGAGCACAACACCAGGTAAACGGCCGCATCACATTCCGAACACGGCCGCCCTTTTGAAAGGAGACTCAATGCATCAACAACGAACTTGTATCAACCTTCTAAGCTCAATTATAACTATACTATGGCAGAAAACCTTTGTCTAGTACGGACTTTTGCTGTGAAAAATCCATGAACTACAAAACACCCAAACCGCAGGCAACACCTTCAGCAAAAGCTAATATATCGGACTTCATCACGAAGAAAATTGTTCTGCGTACTCCTACGTTTTCCATAACTTCGTCATTGCTCATTCCCTGCTTATAAAGCTGTTCCAGGATTTCCCCTTGCACTCCGCCGCTATAATGTTCCTGCACAATCTCAACCATCTTCAGCCAACGCTCGGGACGTCTCAGATTAAAAACACGGCCTGCACCATAACACACAACAACATTCGGGAGTTCGCTTGCGTTGCGGATGGCTCTATTAGCCACAGGGTCGCCCGTAGAGCAACTTTTTCCGCAGCCCCCTACACTTGTACCCCCTGCATCGTTTCGACGCTCCCAGACGGCTTGGCGGACCTGTGATTCGTTTCTGAAAACCCATTCTACCAGGTTATTGCTTTTCACTCTTTCCTCTCCCTTCATACCTCACGGAAAATCATATCGGGATGCCTGTACAAAAGCAGTTTTCGTTTCAGCTTATATACATCGGTGCGCATCCCTTTTACGTCCACGACCTCTATATGTCCGTCGGAATACTCTATAACAAAATCAGCAATATAAGCAATGGCTCTTTCCGCCTTGCCTCTATGCCTGAAGCCTTCCTGCAGGATAAATTTATGCTGGCGCTCAAAATCCTTGACAACTCCACCCATTTTCAACATCTTCAGCTCGCAATAAAAATCCGCTTCCTTCTTGCTGTCAAAAATGATTCCGTCGACCACTGTTTTTTTTGCTCTGTATTTACTGTAAACCATTCCTCGCCCCCTAGTGTATTTTTCCCCTGCACTTGTCAGCTATATAAGCATCATGCGACTTAATCTTTGTGTAATTCGCAGCGCGCAACATACTATACAGCCGCTCAGCCTCTGCGGCCATGTCCTTGCGCCGCTTGTATTCAGCATAACGGCTACACCGGGCGTGGCATGAAATCCTACGCTCGGTGCAGCCTTTACATGGCGATTGAATCAAAACGGAATTTCCTCGTCAAATACTTGACTGCCCATTGTCGTCCAATCTTCGGCCCTTTTCGGCTGTTGTTGCGGCGGTGCTGGCTGTGCATCTGCCTTGCGCTCGATGTACTCGAAACGGTCTGCAATGACTTCCGTCACCCAACGCTTCGAACCATCGTTGGCGTCATAGCTGCGAATCTGCACGCGGCCTTCTACAAGTGCTCTCTGTCCCTTGCCCAGGCTGTTGCCTGCAAGCTCTGCACTCTTGCCCCAAATCACAACAGGGATGAAGTCCGCCTCTTTCTTGCCATCTGCGGCGGCGTATGGTCTATCCACTGCCAACGTGAACTGCGTAACCACCTTGCCGCTCTGCGTGTAGCGGACCTCAGGGTCTTTTGTCAGTCTGCCCAACAGGATAATCTTATTCATGGTTTTCCGCCTCCCACTGCTTAACCATGTAAAGCTCAATAAGACTATATAAAGCAATATCTTTCAAGCTCTCGTCAACCTTCACGCCATTAATATCATGTGCATACACATGAGCAATATGCTTGCGTGCGTATGCTTTGGCTTCCTCATACATCGCAGGGTAACTATCAGACCCACCACTAAGCAATGCGCCACGGCGAAAGTTCGCCAAAGCATCACCTTCAGAATACTGTTTATGCTTTGCTTTGAGCTGTTCTTTCAGCTCGTCCAACTGCTGGCAAATAAACCCTATAAACTCCATAACTACACATCTCCAATCCGTACAAATTTTTCGCCGTCAAACTGATAACCGCCCTCGGGAATAATCAATTTTTCGTACCAGCTCGGCTTAATCTTCTGCGCCTTAAACCATAACTGCAACACATCGTTGAGGTCGCATTCAAGTAATGCTTTGGCAACTCTAGGACTTTCAATCATTTCGTCAATAAATTCATCTGTTCCATTTTCCTCCAGGGATTCAGCCTGTAAAGCAAAATCATCTATCAGAGCACCGACGTTAACCGATGGTAGCCATGTTGTTTTACGGCAACGGAGCACATCCACAATATCGCCCTTTTCAATGTCGCATTTGTCCAGCACATCTTGCAACGCCTCTTCGGGTGTCTCACGGACTTCAGCTTCATACTCTCCCCAGCGGCGCTCAGCAATGTAAAATACTTGCTGTTTATTTGCGTCCTCGACCTCACTCCAGCGAGCCACTCTTGTAAGCTCCACAAATGCACGCTGCAGGTAATAATTTTCACCGCTGCAAAGCCAATCATTAAGCAATGCAACCACAGAATCAACAAATTTTATTTTTTCCTGTTCAGTCATTTTGCACCCCTTATGCTACCTTCGGCGGCACTGTTTCGCCTTGATCCGAATTTTTCTCTGCCTCAAACAAAGACGTCTGCTGACGCACACCACTCAAATACTCTTCGGCCACCAATACAAGCTTGCGGATGGCGAAAACACACTCTTCAGTCAAGCAGGTTTTTTCGTCCCACTCTTGGTCGGGATTGTAAGGCATCTCCGGCTTATTCGGCGTATTGATGTTCAGCGGCGCATTGCTGTTGTAAAGCTCCATGCTGGCACTGATGGTTGCGCCCATTGTATCTGCTTCACCACCATAATTAAGACTTACGCTCTTAACTGTGATGCGGTCAATGTAATCTTCGGGAAGCTCGCACATCTCAATAACAAATTGTCTGAGGTCTTTCAATGCCTCTAAGAAATTCGGTGCTGGCTCTTCTGTACATTTTGCCGTGTACTCATTCACAAAACCTGCGCCCTGCTGGTAGGCAATATATACGCCCTTGTCACTGTATTTGATTTTAGTGTAGCGGCGGTCGCCTAAAGTCTTGCGCTTGTTCCATGCATCGGCAGCCGCTTCCTCTGTTGCCTGCGCTGCACATGCACAGCCGCAGTTAACACAACGCACAACCTTCGCCCCTTCCTCCGTAAACATTGCGGCCGTATGGCCATAACATACAGGGCACGGCTTCAGAAAAATTTTCATTTTTTGTACCTCACTTTCTTAAAACAGTTCCTGCTGGCTCTCAATCTCCGCAGGTGTCTTTGTGGTAATCCCAGGATGCACACTCGCCATCCCACGTTTCATACGGCGCTCGTAATGCTCTCCATGCGGTGCCATGTAATTTTCGTCGACTTCCTCGGGTGTCGGGATGTAATATGCAGCAGGCAACGGGATTCCCACGCACAACTTTTCAAGTCTGCGCTTGCCATTAATGATATGATTGCGAACAAGATTCATGTTCGTACCATCAGGCCAAAACGGGTCGCTGCATCCCTTTGTGCGCATATGCTCCCACTCACTGAAGCTGTGCACGAGCCTTGCTGTTTCTGTTTTTATCTGCTCTTCGGCAGTCGGCTCTTTTCTTGCCATTTTTCTCACCTCATTTTTTAGTGCTCTTGTCTATCAGATATTTTCTGCTTACATCAATGACCTTTTGGCATTGCTCAACATCAAACATCCCTATATGTGTCAGTTTTACGTCTAATCCCATTTGCTCAGCCAACCAGCGATAAGCACCGCCCCTGCTGAAATAATGCTTGCGCCACAGCCAATCAAAGCAACTATGAGCACGATGCCTCCACTTGCGTGTATCTGCATCTGCAAGCTGTCCTAGCGGCCGCTTTGAACCTCTATGGCAGCCTACATACGCACAGCAATCACGGCACAGGTAAATCATGCCATAACTTATGCCGTATATCTCTTTGCTGTCTACATACTCAGCGCACTTGCCACAGTATGGGCAAATCACTTTATATTCTGCACACATCTTTTCTTCCGTTTCTTCGCTCCACACTTCTCGGGGCGGTTCTGGCACATCTTGCATGGGCGGTCGCACTCCCAGCAACATATGCCGCACAGCTCATTGATGGAACAGCCACTCTCAAAGTTACAGGTACATTCCCACTTCGGTTTCAGCCGCTCCACTATATTCGGTTCTCGTGATGTTGGAAAATTTTCGGGGACTAACGGATTCGGCTCTCTGTAATCTTTGCGGCCACGCTGGCAAATGCAACCTTTCTGCCTGCCATGTATCACCGCTGCAGCTTCCGCATCATACACCCTGCCACAATCACACCGCACTATAAGCCGTGCTGGCTTATATTTGCCCTTTGCATCAAACTCCCTAGGCTTAACGCCTAGCACTGTGAGCATGTTGTATTTATGCCCACAGTACACAGAATAATCTTTTGTCGGCGTTCCCATATCTAAGCCACCTTACGGAAGGAAACTTCTCTTCGCTTATCAAAGTACGGGATGTAATCCAAAATGAACTCGGGATGTTCCTTGCCATAATTCACATCATTGAGGAAAATCCGCAACAGCAACTGATTGTAGTTGTCAACATCATTCGCCGTCATGCCTATCTGCTCGGCCATGTCTGCAACTTCCTTTGCTGTCGGCCAATACGGGCCAAAAACACGCCCTTGACGCATCCTGCTCAATGTCCAGCGCAACAGCTTCGCATTGCTCCGCCCTTCCTTAGTGTCAGCATAGTTTGCAGGGCGTTCCTTCTTTGCCTCTTCGTTCCTGCTGATGGTTGCTTCGACGTGCTCTGTTTCCGCCTGCTTCAAGGCCGCCTGCATCAACGCAGGGCAGATTACTCTTTCCGGACTTACTATGGCAATGCCCTCGGCCTTCTGCCACCGCTCACGGCTGATGTTGCGAGGGATGAACACTCTTACAAACAGGTCGACAGTCTCCAGGATAATCCTTGTAGCTTCCTGCACCCTGTGTTCCTTGTCCACGCTATAAAACAGCTCCTTCTGTGGAAACTCCTTGCCTGCTTTGTACAAGCCTCTGACTGTTATCTCCACGTCACTCTTTGTTATCGTTGCCACTGCTTTCACCTCCAAAGGCAGCATCGAACGGATTCTTATATTCCTGCTTCGGCTTCTGCTGTCTTTCTTCGCTCCACCCTTCAGTAAACATATTCCGTGCCACACCACCAACATACGCTATGTTGCGCTTGCCTCTTTTACAAGCTACCTTTATGGCTTCCAACACTATCGGCAAGCCATAATCTTTTTTTAACTGCTCCAGCTCTTCAGCGATAACAGGAGTAATGGGCGAGATATTTTGTTCCCAGATAACGATGAGATTACTCTCTCTTATCTCTTTACTCTTATCTCTATTCTCTTTACTCTTTTCTCTTATCTCTGTCGTGACTTTTTGAGGGACATCTGAAGGACAAAGTTGTGACAATGTCACACTATCCAGCTTTTTGTTCTCACGACTTCTTCTTTTGCGAATAGCTGCAGTCGATTCACTCCCGACCATATCTTGAAGCTTCAGCATCTTAATTGCTCCGTCGTCGAGAATCTCCACAAGGCCTATACGCTGCAGCACCTGCATTGCCACCATGACAGTATCTACTTTTGTCCTTGTGGCTTCTGCTAACTTCTCCGTACTGTACGGAATCAGCAAATTACCCACTGTACGAATCAGCTTGCCGTCATCTTTGAGGGATTTCAAACACAGTTTCAAGTAAAATAAGCAGTATTCCTTGCCGTTCTCCTGCTCTTCAAGCCATTCTATAGCTTCGTCCTGAAAGAAATCCTCTTTCAACTTCAGCCAATAATACCGCTTGTCAGCCATCTTTTCGCCCCCATTCTTCAAGCATGCTGTCTAGCTCTGCATCGCTTCTAGTCTCAATGCCCAAACCTTTGCATTCGTCAATCACACCATTAAGCAGGCAGCTAAATTCCCTCGTGTCATATGTATGTGAACCAAAGTAGCATTGCAGTTGTATTCCTGTTTGCCCGTTGATAGTAACCGGGCCAAGCTCACGCACTGCCTTCCATTCGGCTTTCACTTTCTCCACCGCCTGCGGCTTGACTATGATATGCGTGAACACTCCATACCGCTCCAGCATCTGCAAATAAAGTTCGTCCTTATCGGTATACAGAACCCTGGCCATCTCTCCCAACAACGCCCACAGGTACGCATTCGCATCCAGGGAACGCTGTTTGCGTTTTATGGTAATTTGCACCTGTAAAACCTTTCCCTTGCTCACAGCCGCTATGAGGGCCTGTAGAGCGCTTCCTAAATGCTTTGGAATCGGGATTGTTATGCAGCCATTGAAGAAGTTAACCTGCGTTGTATCAAACTTCATGGTAGAGCCACCTCAGCATGCGTTTGCACTTATCCTGCACATAATGGCCATGTTTACCATGATGCACCTGCCAATGACAGACCACACACAGCATAACCATGTTATCAGCGGTATCTCCACCGCCTTTGCTTTTGAACACTACATGATGAGGCTTCGTTCCTTCGGGGACTGCATGACCACAGTTGACGCACTGCCCATGGTCACGCTCGTAAACCTCTGCACATACTCGTTTCAATGCCGCCCCATACAATCTAACGGGGCGGCGCTTAAACATCGGTTTCACGGCTTATACGCTTCTCGTATTCAGCACTGCTTCAATGCCGCTGCGTGCGTCTTGATATGCGGCATCTGAAAGCATTACCCTAAGGCTGTTTGTGGGAATCTGCTCCACATTGTACCAACCACCATTACTGCTCATAATCTGCAGCTGCGTGCCGTTGATATAGCGTGCCTTGCCTCCACAGCAAATACTTGTAACCTGCTGTTTCTGCTCTTTGACGGCAGCCTTCTTCTTGCCTGCCTCTACCTGCTGGCAGTATTGGTCCGTATCAGCATCCTTGGTATCATCAATGGCGAACAGGCCATTCAGACAATATTTGCGAGCATAGCTGCTTGCCGTGCCTGTAATCTGCGAGCCATCCATGCCCTTCTTGCTATCATCTTCCCGGGCAAGGGCACTGTTCTCAATGGCTTCTCCACTCTCCACGTCGGTGAAAACTGCAGTGGCCTTGATATAGAAGCGGCCTTCCACAAATACCAGATCATCGCCAACCTTAAGGACTGCCTTATGTTTGGCCAGCACAGGTTTCGCCGCTTCCAAAATGTCCTCACAGCTTCTGTACTTATACTTGCCAAAGCTGTTGTACTGGCCTTTCGGAACTTTCAATTCGGCCTGCACCAGCATCAATTTTTCAAAAACGCTCATCACTTCGCCCCCTTATTTAATCGTCAAATTTTGACGTGTAACCAACGCACAGCCAGGAATTTCCTCGCCTGCCTTAATGGCTTTCTTTACCGCAGTTTTGTCGAGCTCCGGCTCACGCAGTTTCAAAAACTCCACGGGCACATCTGCCATGTAGGCAGCATCGAACTCCACTGCTTCGGACTTGCGGAAGCTCATTGCCACCTTCGCAGTCTCAAACTTCTTGCCGTCAAGGTAACGGCCTAAGAATCCCTTCAGGCTTTCGGCCTTATTGCGGCGCACCTTTTCACGCTCTGCCATGGCGTTTTTTTCTGCCTTGATTGCATCTGCCTCGGCCAGCAGTTGCTTGTACCAGCAACCAATATTTTCGAGTTTGGTATCTCTCTCCATCTCCAGAGCTTCGATGGCTTCCAGGTCTACAATTTCACCTGTTTCAGTATCCAGCATGCGCTTTTCGTCAATCTTTACGCACGCCATGATTCTCGCATCAATATCAAACAATTTCACAGCTTATTCCTCCTCTTCCTTAATGCTGTCAGCAAATTCAGTTTCATCAAACGGCAGGCCATACTTCTCAGCTGCCTGCTTCTTGCAGTTAAGGAATGTTCTAAACCATTCAGTAGCTATAAATTCAATGCCTTGGTAGTTTACGTGAGCTCTTGCAAGAGCCTTGTCACCTTTGACATATTCAATACGCCATTCGGCAGCATCCGGAAACATAACAGCGAAAGTGTTGAAGTTAATGTAAGCATAGTTTCCCATTTCTTTTGTGTGCCCAATCATGATTTCGTTGGCCCGCAAAAGGCTGACTGCACCGCTAATCAAATTGCGTGTTCTATTTTCTGTAATCTCCATTGAGTGAACCCCTTTCAAGTGTTATAATTAAATTGGTTTTTTTAATAAATTGCTTTGCCGCTCAGTTCTTTGCTGGGCGGTCTTTTTTTACATACAAAGGAATTACGAGCTTCTGCCCAGGTTGCAAGTGGTGACTGCCTGCCATTGTAAGGCCGTTGGCCTTTTCAATGTCGCACATCACTCCACGCACATCGTTGTAACGGTCCTGACTATCCATGTAGCCTACCGAGATGCCCCACAATGTTTCGCCAACCTGTACAATGTGCGTATGCCGCTCAACACCAAAGCTAGCAACATACATAGCAGAGCACTGCATAGCACAAAACACGGCTACGGCAAGTACCATGACTGCCAACAACATTTTTTTCATACCGCTTTCACCTCCTTCCGCTTGATGCTCTCCATTGTCTCACGGCGCATCTTTTCAAGTGATGCATGAAAATCAAACGCTGCATCATGCTTCAGCAACGGCTTCGGCGTGGTGATTTCACGGAAGTAATTATCCACTTTCTCCACATCCAGAATCCACTTGCGGCCAACACGGCCTGCAGCAATCTCATGCTGGACAATCAGACGGCGAATCAATTTATCAGATACGCCACGGCTTTTTGCATATTGGTTAATGCTCATCAGTTGCAAAGTCATGCCTGCACCCCCTTTTCATTGTCGTAAATCTTCTTGAGGCTGATTCTGAAAATATGGGCAATCTCTGCGGCAAGCTCAATATCAAGTGTCGCCTTGCGGTTGCCGCTCTCTATCAAGTGATAGTATTGGCGGCTCATACCCAACATATCAGCCATACGCTGTTGCGTAAGTCCCTTTGATGTTCTAAGTTCCTTGAGCCACTTACGGGCCATGCTTTCACCTTCTTTCTAAGCTTCCTTGTGGGCTTCGAACCACCTTTGGCAGCTTTACAGGGAGGTTGCCCTCCCCGTCGTCAGCTTTCGGAAATGAGCAGTTTTGCTCTCAACTTTTTTGCTGTGCTTCTTGCATACACATAAGTTTCTTGAGGCATTAAGTATTGCTCAAACTCAACCATCACACGTGGATAGCCACCACCCTTAGGAAAGGCTAAGCACAAATTGTGCGGGCGATTCACTCTGTTTGCTCGGTAATAAATCTTCAGCAGTTGACGGATTCTAGGTTTCTTGTTCATGTTGTCCCCCTTAAAACTCCATGAAAGTCATTGTCGGCTGTTGAACAGAGAACTTCATCTCTCTAACGTGATTGCCAAGTGTTTTGAGTTGCTTTACAAGCGCATTTGCATGAATTTCATCAAACGGGAAGTTTTCGCCCTCTTCGTTCGTCTCACAAAACAACACGTTTCCACACAAGCACTGATCGTGGAGCCTTCCATAACCAAAAGCCAAACTTGCAATTTCATTTGCTACCGGCTTGCTATGCTTCAGCAGGAATTCATCATCGAAAATAAATGTCATTTTCGGGAGGAACACTATCACATCGCTGAGCGGTATTGCATGGAACGGAACCTCTTTGATGTCGATTGTTTCGCAGCCAATCAGCTCATATGCTGACTTCAAGGAAACTTCTCCATCATACGGGATTTTCTCAATCACATTGCGCTTGCCGTTGTCATCAACAACAGTTTTTACTAAGACTAAATAATTCATATCTCGTCCCCCTTTTTAATTTTTAAGCTCTCGGCACAGGGTTTGAACTGTCTGCCTGCCAGCTTTACAAGGGCTCTCGCCCTTGTCATCAGCTTTTATTTAGCTTCTGTGATTTCTTTGAGCATCTTTTCAAGCTCTTGAACTTCCTCCCATTTTCGTTGTTCATTACGTGCAGCAACTTTATTGCCGGGAAGTTTATCTGCTCTATCTTTGTACTCACCCCAAACAAGTACCGCCTGTCTGAAAGCTAATCTCAAAATTTTTTCTTGTGTCATTGTTGTGCTGGTCATCTTCATGCCCTCCCTTTAAATTTCAATCTCACCTTCAGCAAACGCTTGGTAAATGTCTTGAGCCATCAAGTAAGCATCAGCAGCTTTTTGGTATCTCTCGTCAGCTTCTTCAGTAATTTCATCATACACATTGGCTTGTTTTATTCTGGAAGCATTCGGATTATTCTCAAGCCATGCATAGTAATCATTTTTGGCTTCTTCCAAAGCTAACTCTTTGTTTAGCTTTTCTTGGTAAGCTTTGCATTTTGCTTCTTTCAGCACACCTACGATGTAGGTTAACTGCTTGTAGTTCAATTTCATGTTTTCGTCCCCTTTCAATTTTCCATTTTGTTATCTACGTTATTTCATATCCCAATCTGTTTACACTTCTAATTATAACACGCAAAGTCCCTTTGTCAACAAATTGTTATACGAAATTTTAAAAATATAACTTTTTGGGGAGTTGCTTTATTTTGTCAACAGAATGTTATACAATTTTATTGAGGTGATACAAAATGTTGAATCTAAAACAACTTAGAGAACAAACCAATATGACACAAGCCGAAATCGCTAGGGAGCTTGGATTCTCTCGCCAAACCTACAGCAACTATGAAGCTAACCGCAGGCAGCCGGACCCCGAAGTCCTCAAAAAACTTGCTGACTACTTTAATGTAAGTGTTGATTATTTAATCGGCCGGGAATCCCAAAGCCAGGAAAATAAAAAAATCCCCAAGGACTTGAAAAAAATCCTTGAGGAAGAAGCTGTCACCTTGAACGGCCGTCTGCTCTCTGATGCTGACAAAGAAAAAATGTTCCGCATTGTCGAAGCTGCCTTTTATGAAGCTAAGGCTATGAACAAACGGAAATAAGGTGGCCGTCATGCCTAAATATAATATACCTCTTCGGGTGCGGAACCTTGTCAAAAAATACGGCACCGCCAACCCTGTTTTTATTGCAAGAATGCTGAATATTCACATAAGATACGTCGATACACCTGCCCAGGTGAACGGCTTTTGGCTGAAAATCCTGCGCCGTAAATTCATCTTCGTAAACGCAAACCTCGCTGAGTGGCAGTCTAACGCCGTTGTTGCGCATGAACTTGCACACATAATACTTCACCCACATTATCGCCTTTTCTCGCTTGAAGGCCGCTCCTATTACTCGAAAACTTCCCATGAGGACGAAGCTAACCGCTTTTCGGCCGAACTTTTACAGTACATGGATGTTGATAAATGTTTCACGATGGCTTTTCTCGAGCGCGGCTGGCACTCCGAAAACACAAAAAGCCCCGCTTTGTAGCGGAGCTCTTTGCTGTCCTAATCAAACGCAATATGAAAGGGGAGGTGATATGAAAAACCTTGTCTTCGGCTAACTATAATATACCACGGCAGAAAACCTTTGGAAATAAAACGGGGCGAAAGGAGAATCATCAATGAAACGTAAATATGGCCACGGCACTGTTTGCTTTGAATCGGCCAGGAATAAATATAAAGTTGCTATTGTCGCCCCCGATGGCCACCGCATCACCAAACGCTTTGACACGGAAGCTGATGCTGATGCATGGCGCATTGCTACCCTGCACGAAATCAACATAGGCGAATACATCCCTGTGCAGGCAACCACCTTCGGCGAATGGCTCACTCAATACCTCGGACTGTTTGTACAGCCTAAGGTACGGGAAAAAACCTTTGTCAGCTACCTTGTAGTCGCTGCCCATATCTCGGCGGACTTTGCCGGAAAGAACCTGCAGAAAATAACTACCATTGATGCACAACGCTTTCTTACTTCTCTCGATGTATCTGCATCCATGCGTAAGCGTGTGGCAAAACTGCTTGCCCGTGCATCCAAAAAAGCATATATCATCGGGAGCATCCGCAAGGACTTCATGCTGGGCGTGGAAATCCCCACCCCCGAGCAAAAGCCTATTGAAATTTTTACGCTTGACGAAATCCCCAAAATCTTTGCGGCCATCAATGAAAGTCCCGTCCTGCGGCGGCATTATCCCCTCGTTGCTCTTGCCCTTGCATCAGGTGCACGCATGGGTGAAATGCTCGCTCTTACCCCCGACGATATATGCACAGATGCGATAGTTATCAACAAAGCACTTGTGGAAATCCAGGGCAAGGTATCCCTGCAGCCGCCCAAAACACAGGCAGGCTACCGCCGTATTACTCTCCCTGCATATATCATATCTATGTTGCAACAGCTTGCATCCCTGCGGCAACATGATCAGTTCCTTTTTCTCAACACGCAAGGCAATCCCTGTTGCTCGTCCAATGTTGGCAGAGCATGGAGGTCAATCATCAAACACGCAGGAATTCCATACCGCAAATTTCACTGCCTGCGTCACACGCATGCAACAATGATGCTGGCAGCACACGTACCTGTTTTGGAGGTCGCCAAACGGCTCGGCCATTCCAAAGCAAGTCACACGCTGAATCTTTATGGCCATGCTATCCCAGGCTACGATAAAAACCTGCCCAAATTGGTCGACGAAATCTTTCAAATCGGCAGTGAAAATTCAGCAGGTCACTTGGTCAATTTGCCATCTTTTCCCCAACTTTTCAGCAACAGTGTTCCCACAGTGTTCCCAAAACGCTAAAAATCACCTCGCATCAAAACATAAAAAAAGCCCAGAACCTAGATTCTGGGCGGGTTTCCAATGGAGCTACTGACGGGATTTGAACCTGCGACCTACTGATTACGAATCAGTTGCTCTACCAGCTGAGCTACAGTAGCACAAAAGCTATATTAAATTTCCATCTGCATTGCAGCTTCTTCAGCTGCCTTAGCTGCTGCCATCTCTGCCTTAGTACGGCGCTTTCTGACCTTCTTGGCACTATTGATGCCGGCCTTCTTGATGACCTTTGCTAATTCAGAAATAATATGCAGTTCATCTACAGAACAATCCTTAACCAAGTCAGCCAGCTCATTGCAGTAAATCTGCTCACTGTGATGAATGTTGTCACACAGCAACTCGTCCACAGAAACATCCAGTACATTAGCCAGATGAATAATTGTAGGCAGGCCAAGCTTAGTATTACCGGTTTCTATATTGCTGATATGCGGAGTTGACAGACCAGTTAGATTAGCTATATTTCCCTGAGTTAATCCTTTTCTGGCACGAGCGGCCTTTATCCTCAGTCCTATAGCCTTATAATCAATATCTAACTTCACAAACGTTCTCCCCTTCTACTTAATCACATACTAATAACATTACAATTATATATGATATCATCGTAAAAGGCAAGAGTCATTTATTTTTTTATAAAATTTTATTTTTTCAACACAGGCACTGTCAGACTGCCCTGCGGCATCAGTAAAACCTTATAATCTTTGCCGACATATTTTTCTGCCAGCTTCATAGCCGCATCTACATCATCCACAGATTCAAACAGCAATTTTTTGGCAAGCTCTTTATCCAAAGCGGAAACAAGTATAAAATGCGCCTTCTTCATCAGGCGGGTGATAGCAAAAGCCTTATGCGCACCGATGACAAAATTCTTTTCCAGCTCCGCCTTAATAGCATCCGGAGAAGGATTTTCTTCCAATGCCTTTTCCAGAGCGGCACTGCCGCTGCCTTCTTCGCATTCACCGAGAATAATGATTACGCCGCCATCCTTAACAGCACACCAGGAATTATCCATCGTCTTTTGCAGCTGATAAATATTGATATCCTTAGGATAACCGCCGCAGCTGGCAATAACAACATCCGCAGGCTCGCTGATAGGTACGCCATAAACCTGCTCGACAAATTTGCAGGCCTCAAGATGTGCTTCATACCAGTCACCGGCAAAAACCTTCAGGAATTGCTTTTGCGCATCCAAAATAGAATGGAACAGGAACATCTTATGCTCCTTTGCAAAAAGACGCACGCCCTCTACCTGATCATCGTATACAGGATTGCCATGCAGCTTGCCTAATTTTGCCTCCGGACTCATCATCAGGCTATGGTTCTTGCGAACTGTTTCCATAGCGGCAACACCGGGCAGCACA